TTGTTGCATATCGTACGTTAATGATAGCATCAGCATAAAGTTCTTTAGCATCTTCAATCATACGTTTAGTTGCAATCGCTCTTGCTTCATTTAACATTTCTGAGTAAGAAGTAAGTTCTCCTCCTACAATTGTTTTAAAAGCACTCATTATGTCACGTCCTAAATGCTTTGATTGAATCATAGAACCTTTTACAATTCCTAATGTTTCAATTTCCTTTCCTGTAATAAAATCAGTATTTACTAATGTCATTATTTTCTCCTATTTCCTTTTTATAATTTATTTAAAATGCTATTCCTAATTCTAAAATTGCATTTCCTGTTACTTCTAATGTGTCTGGAGTTAATGTTGCTTGATCAGTAGTAATATCATATGTTCCAATTTCTAAACTAATAATTTTTAATACGCTGACAGTAGTGCTTGTAATATTGCCATCACTATCTGTAAATAATATTAAAGCATCAGTTGCCGTTTCACCAGTTACAATAGCCATAGCTAAAGTTGCATCATTTGCTGCAGATGCTTTTGCAGTTAGTATAACAAATGCTCCACTTCCACCAATAGTAAATCCTGCATTAATTTCCGAATTTAAAGGTAATGCTGCACGAATCTTTGCTGCGACTTGACTAACTGTATCATCTTCTAATACTTCTAAATCGACTTGTTGTGAACCACCAGTTAATAAAGCTGATGTTACTTTAAATGATAATTCTTCAGATACACTAGCTCCAGTTGTTACTTCAATAGTTTCAATTTGTACAACTCCTGTTACATTACTAACTGCATCTACAGATGCACCTAATGTTACACCAGAAGCACCAACAGTATCTAATGCTATGTCTAATGTTGCATCATTTGCTGCTGCAACTATTGCTGTTAATGTAATTTCTGCTGCACTACCACCAATAGTATAATGAGTCTCAATTTCGCCATCTGCTAAAGCAGCACGAATTTTTGTAGCAACTAAATCGACAGTATTATCTGTAGTAAGTAAGTCAACTGTAATAGCATTATTACCACCACCTAATAGTGCAGATGTTATTGTCATTCCTAATGTTCCAGCATAACCATCAGCAGTTAAAACTTCAATAGTTTCAACTTGTAATACAGGAGCTACACCAGCTGCTGTATTGGCAGAAGCACCACTTAATGCTACACTAGTACCGTCTGCATCTTGAATAGCTATTGCAAGTGTAGCATCATCTGCTGCTGCTACTTTAGCAGTTAATATAATATTAGCTGTACTACCACTTACTGTGAAATGTGTATCGATATCAACATCATCGGCTAATTCATCACGAATATATAATGCTACTGCACTTTGATTTGACGTAGCTACTGCTATAGGAACGTCTTTATAGCCACCATCTAATAATGCTGATGTTATTCTAACTTGTAAAGTTCCTGGCGCTGCTGCTGCAACACCAACCGTAGCTGTTTCAATTTGTAATACTGCTGCAACACCTGCAACTGTATCACCTGATGCACCAACTGTTACGCCTGTGTCACCATCTGTAATTAATGAAAATGCCAATGTAGCATCATCTGCTGCATCTACTTTAGCAGTTAATATAATATTTTCATCTGCACCACTTACTACAAAGTGTGTATCAATATCATTATCTAATGCTAATGCCGCACGAACTTCCGCTCCTACTGCACCAATAGCACCTGTTGTTACTGTAATTGGAATGTCCTTTTGTCCACCACTTAATAAAGCTGATGTTACACGAACAACCAAAATTCCTCCAGCCGTTGCTTGTGTCGCTATTGTTGTGCTTTCTGCTTGTAACACAGGAGCTACGCCTGCTTGTGTATTAGCTGAACTACCAAATGCAACACCTGTATTTGGTCTATTGCCTGTAAAAGTCGGATCTATTGCTACACCAGATTCTAATGCTTCTTCTCTTACTCCATCAATTAATGAATCAAAAACATTACTATTAACTCTTTGTCCTTGAACAAATGTTTTAAGTTCACTTAATTTAGTCATTTATCCCTCCCTACGATTCCTCGTATGTTTAAAAAAATTAGAATAGTTTGAATTTTAAATGAAATTCTTATACTCTCATATTTTATGTAAGAAAGATAGGTATCTATTTTAACTTTTTATACTATTATTACTATATTGGTGGAGCACACAGGAATTGAACCTGCCACACGGTGCTTGCAAGGCACTGTCGCCAACCTTGGATCATGCTACCCCATATAAATTAGGTTTCTGGATATACATTAGTATGCGACTTCCTAAATCCCTAGCCATTGTCGCTTTATACTTGATGGGCTTACAATCAAGATATATTTTATAAGTAGCATTAATTAATATCTACACCTAACTCCCTACTACACAACTAGGTTATCACCATAAAAGAAGTTAAATTTTAATGTTGGATTATATGGGGTACACCATTATTGTGCCAACTAGATATAAACAATAAGGTAAGTATATTTTCTCTGTATATACACACATTCATTTTGTGTCAACGTGACTAAAAATGACAATAGTTCTTCACGCAAGCATTAGATTCTTATGAATCGCACTAATATACTTCTGCGATAATAATTTCTTTACCAAACTCTTCGTCAAATTATCATGGGATAGCTTTGCCTTTTAAAGCGAGAAAACTATAAATAACGCTTTGGTAGCAGTAAAAGGGTTTGAACCTATAACTTACGGGTATGAACCGAATGTGTTAGCCAATTATACCATACTGCTATATTCCCCATATAAAACCCATACAGGTTTTTCTTTTTCCCTTACAAACTCTACCAACATTTGTAGATATTGAAGTAAGATTTGCTTGTGTATAATTATTATTAATAATTAAAAATCTACCTACATCTTTTGCTGAAGCAAAACTACGTATGAATTTATTGTTTTTATCAAACATATTAATCGTATTTGCTCTATTAATATTAACCTCTTTGCTTGTTAATATAGATATATGTTTAATTTTTAATATTTTTCTAACGCTATCGGTTGTAATATTCATTAGTTCTGCAACACTGGTTTGATTTTTTAAATGTTTATAGTTCTCTACTACTAAATCATAGTCTATAAATAAAGCACCATCTCCACCAATAGTTGCATTATAACCTTTTTTAAAAGTTCCTAATATTTCAATCCAATATTTTTCTTTTTCATTGCTATCTTGTGGCAAACATTCTTCTAGTTTTATAATAACAAAACTATCTAACCCATATTTTTTCATAGCTGAATATAATGGACGTTTTTCGCAATTTATCCGTTTATAAGATTTGCAATGTTGTTTCCATCGTTCTTCAATTGTTCCTTCTGTTTTACCAATATATTGCTTGCCATTTACTATATTGGTAATCTGATAAATGTATGACATAGCTAAATGCCTCTTTTTATGAAACCTTTAAATAATTATAAGTCCGATTCTAGAGAGAATTGAACTCTCGTTTACGGATCGACAGTCCGTTGTATTAACCGCTATACGATAGAACCTTAAAAGGGAAGACAACACCCAACTTCCCACGTCCACATCTTACACTGTTGTATAGATAACTGATCAAACAACTTATCAATGTTTCACTCTTTCCTTGTCCTAGTTATCACTCCGAAGTCCTCGACAAGTACTTCCGTTTTTTGGTAACGCATACGGGGTTCGAACCCATGTTGTCACCTTGAAAGGGTGGTGAACTAACCAATTGTTCTAATGCGTCATATGGGTGCGGGCGAGGAGTTGAACCCCACCTTAAGATAATGAGTCTTATATGCTGCCGTTACACTAACCCGCATCGTTTTAAATGTTCTATTATTTTGTAAAAAGCTAGATTATTTACTATAACTTTTAAATTAAATATTTATATTTTAATTTATAATTAATTATATCATAAATTATTGAAAAAGTCAAATCTTTATATCATCTTATTAATATTTATACGAATATCAGCTGGGCTAAGTGTTGCAGCAATTATTTCAATTTCAAATGTATTAACATCGAATAAATTTTCCATTGTAGATTGCTCACTTGTCTCTAGAGATTGTATGACAACCTTTTGTCTAATTTGTTTTACCTTATTATTTAACAATGTCAATATTAAATCAACAGGTAATGATGCATGGATAATATCAACTTGTATACGTCTTTCTCCATCTGCTCCACCAAATATACTTGTAGTTTCATATTTAACATGTTTTAATTCTACACTTATATCATTATCAAATAAAATGTCCCATTCAGATACTCCATATGGTACTATATGTTTCATAAGTTCCTCCTTAAAATAAAAATAGTGTACTTTTGCAAATACACTATTTCTGATATATACAATAGTATATATTAATTTGGTAAATTTCATTCTCAATCAACTTTATAGGCTCGTCATTCATTAATAGGATACTTACTAGAAGCAGGGTTATTCAGTTTTACCCAAGTAATACATTCACTACTTGCAAAATTAGCGGACTTTCATATTATATTACAACCTAAACCACATTCGAGATATACTCTAGCCGCAAGAAACTAAATTCAGTTTTAACACCGCATAGCTTCTCTATCGTTTAGTCTATCTAATGACGGTCAATCATATTGAAACTGGCTAACATCTTATATTTCTATCGAATTTCAAATTAGGGAACTTCACCCCGATATTTACCATACCTTATCCCGTGAAAAGGATTATTCAGTCATTAATTCACCTATAGTATTTAGAATTACCCAATGTCGCCACGTGGAGGCATACTACATCGACATCATGGAGTTTACTTACATAAACTCCTTTAACTCATAAATGCTTTCGCAATTTACTTGTTTACAGAAATAGGTAAAGTCTGAGATTATAACTACCATTAAGCATCTTTTATAGAATTATTTATTCTCTATTTATCCACCGTTCCAAAACGGTATTGCTTACAACTGCCTTTTTTAAAGAGTGGCACTCCTCTTATTAATTAAACTACTCAATGTATTTCCTACCGTCAGCATGTAAAGGGTAATGAACCCACCGTGCAGAAATGCCATTAATCAATTTCAACTTGCAGTATCCATTGAGCCGTATTCCTCTGTAAGTACGGCATTAAGTTGCTTTCGTCTAACCATGTACTGGTCTTTTGCTTATAACCTTTTCTCTAACTTAGTTCTAATACTAATGCTCTACCACTGAGCTACTTCCCCAAATGGTGGGGAAGGTAGGGATCGAACCTACGCAAATCTGGTCTGATACACGATGTGCCAGTACAGTTGTTTATTATCTTGCGAATAATAAATGCAACACACCGCTATACATTTTCAACAATCATGTTTACTCATGATATATTACTAGATTCTAGGCTAAACCAAAAACCGTTTGTAATATTGACTATCGCTTTTACTGATTAAGTTCAAACTTATAGTCTTTGAGTTCTAGATACTGTTCGTTTTACCAATTCCCTAGCTATCGTTATAATAGCACGAAACGCAGACTGTCCGTTGTTTCTGACGTAGCATAATCTTATAACAATTAGCACATTATAAGACACCATCGCATTTTGGGAAAACTTCACAGGCTATAGTTCCACAAATCACTTAATGAAACAAGCACCCATTAGGGGAAGCTCTCTGTCCTCAATTGTTTGGATAGACTATTTTCATAGCGATAGTTTATCACACTATCTTTTCATATGTTACCATATTTATCTTCGTTGACACCAAACTGCCAAATCTATTTATTTTTTAATTCTCTTTATAACTTATTATATCATTTTTTTCACAAAAAGTCAATAATTTTGTTATAGTATTTTCAAATTTAATCTTTCCAAAAATGTTCGATAGTTTTATTTTCTTTTTTACGAACATACTTTTTTATCATCCCATCAATCTCAATTACGAATCCTTCTACATGAATTCCATATGTTCGTGTATAACGCTCATACAAACGATTTAAAAATTCTAAACTTAAAGCACACATAGGCATTTTATTAATAAATGGAACTACATCAATATAAGAAGGTATTTCTACATTCATGAATGGATATTTAAATAAGTCATGGTCATATTTATAACGACCTATAATATAATATTCGTCTATATTTGCTTTAGCAAACATTTTAAATAAACTATCTCCATAATGACCTTGAGTATAGGTACCTGAATTTGAATGAACCCACTCTCCAAAAATTACTGAACCTGAATGTAGTTCATTAAATAACATTTCTCCATTTTCTAATAACCAGTCATGAAGTTGTTTATATAAAATAGAAATAACACTTAACTCATTAGAAAAATCTATTTCATTGTGATCATTACAAAATAACGTAAAAAAATTATTCCTTTGTATAATCATAAAATTACCATCTAAATCCTTAGCAAAACCAATACATTCACCATTAATTTTTTCAGTAATCTGTATTAGCTTTTTAGGATTGTATCTTTCTGTTTTTGGATATAATGTTTTTTTCATATTTTTGCCTTCCTTTATCTTATAATACTATTATATCATAAAAAACTGGAAAAGTCAAGCTTTTATAGCTTGACTTTTATATTAGTTAGTATTTTATAAGTTCCTTATTAATCATTATCTAGAGTATCTTCCCATCCCATCATATCACAAATAGCATGTGGTATATCAACAATAGATTTGCAATCGGTAAAATGATGTACATCCTTGCCGTCATCTAAGAATAAGACTAATGGGACTTTTTGTCTCGAATGTTTTGAAGAATGGGGTCTTAATCCCGCATTATATGCAATCTTAGCAGTCATTCTAGATGCTGAAATTAAATTGATAGGTTCTTTTTTAGGATTAATTGCAATAGGCTTATCTAACATAGAATGATTACCTGTTTCATGATCAGCAGTCAATATTATATTAGCATTATCAAAAGAAGATAACATTCTAATTAGTGAGTTCATTCTATTCATTTCTGCCGCAGCATACACATCATTTTCCTGATGTCCCGCACCATCAATTGCAGAAGACTCAATTACTATAAACATCTTATCATTATCATCATTTAAATAATCTATTGCATCTAAAGTCATATTTAATAAAGAAGGTAAATCCTCATATAAATGCTTAAATTTTTCATGATGTCTCAAATAAAGGAAAGGTAAATCATAATCTATTACACTAACTATGTTTTCTCCCTCAATATTGTTACGATCTAGAAAATTCTTTCCACCTCCAATGAAGTAGTCAACTTCTGATGTAGGGATACATTTCGATATAGTATCCATTTTATTTCTATAGTCTGCATGTGCATAAAATGCAGCAGGGGTAGCATCAGCTAAACTTGCATTAGTAACAATACCAGTAGCATATCCATTTTCTTTTGCCACATCTAAAATAGTAATCAATTCTGTTCCATCCTTGCGTTCAGAAATTAATCCTGCACCATTTTTTTCGCCTGTTGCTAACATAGAACCACCCTGTGAACTTTCTGCACCACCTATTAACATACTACGATAACTAGGATATTCCCATACTGCCGAACTTCCATATGCAACTTTGCTATAAATATTACCTAATTGTAGATGAGCCTCTCCCATCCCATCGCCAATTACATAAAATATGTATTCTTTTTCATTTCCTAATTGCCTTTCTGCTGTCGCAGGCAAGCCTGCTCCAACAAATACATTAACACATAAAAATAGTATTAAAGCAAATAGCAATTTACGTATTTTCTTTTTCATTTTGTCCTCCATTTATTCTTTTAAGTATTTTTAAAATTTTATATGCGTCTTTACCATGTATTGAATGACCATCTAAAAATTGAACATAACTTTCTTTTTTTCTTCTATGACCACAGCATACATTCATTATACCAATTAATGTTCCTAAACATCCATCATACCCTTCTTTGGTAGAATATTTTTTACAATAATTGCATGGACGTGACAAAAAGGCGGCTTGTGATGTAGCTTTTCTTGTATCACAAAACCGCCATTCTGTACCATCGTAAAATATTTTATGACCTCTAATTTTAGACGTCCTCATATTTTCTCCTTTTAAAAATCTTCATATCCTATTAGTTTTTTATGAGTCTTTATTCCTACTTTACCATCACTAACTAAACCACACCTAAGTTGAAAGTCTTTAACTGCTTCTGTAGTTGATGGACCAAAATCTCCATCGGAAACAATATCATATCCATGACTTATTAATAAATCTTGTAGTATACGTGTTTCAGGCGGTCTATAACTACCACCTTCCTTTAATACAAAAAATGTATAATCATTTTGTTCCTCTCTATCGAAACGTGTCAAATCATAACTATTAATAATACTAATTAATTTTAAATAGTATCTTTCATCTGTAGCATATCCACTAGTTTGTAATTTAAAACAAGCTTGTTTTACAGTTTGGGCTGTTCTAAATCCAGTATATTGCCTACCACATAATAATTCGCCTTGATCAGTTATGCTACTATGCCATGCATCATATGTTTTAAATTGTGATTTTACTGATTGCCATTGTCCATTAATAAATTCTTGTACATATACTTCATAATCTGAATCATCGTCGTCTGTTTTTACTCCAAATAGATTATTTGTATTTTGAGCTATTCCAGAACTACCAATGCTTGATTCCAATATAGCCTGTGCAATTCTAGGACTAGCCCATAGTCCCCAATCTATATGTTCCTGACTCATTTGTGGTGCGATTAAATCTATAAATAATAATACTTGTTCTTCCTTAGTTAAGCTTTGTGAAATAGTTAAATATTCAAATTCTTCTTGTATAGTTCTTTCTATTTCTACTTCTATTTCTACTTTCTCAATTATAGGTTCTTTATAGATATTATTCGATCTATAATTAACATCTATTATATAAGAATTGCTGCTTTGTAGTGTATTTTCTTTTGTACTTAATATTGATTCTATTTCAATAGTAGGTAACCATAAAAAACCACTTACTACTAATACTAATGATATGATAATAGTAATAGCAATAGCTTTGTTAAAACGCATATATCACCTTCCTTTTTATTATATATAAAAATACAACTAATAAATTATAATAATTTATAAATCGCATGATTTATTACAGTAGTAATATCTTTATTTAATTTTTTTAAATTGGCTATATTTACTTCTTGATAATATTCTTTTGTGTCTATCTTTTTTTTACAAAAAGCTTCAAAAGACATATTAATTTCTGTTTTATCTCGCTTATGAAATAACTCTAACATTGCGAGATTATCAATTTTATTTTCCATTCTTCTCCTTGGTACAAGAGGAGGGAGTCGAACCCTCAATCATCTAAGCACTGGTTTCTAAGACCAGCATGTATTTCCAGTTCCGTCACTCTTGCTTATAGTGTATTAACTTCTTTTATAAAAACCTATTTGTTTATCATTAACTACAAACATTAACTCATTGATAGGTATGGTATATGTATAACCATCATTAATACATAAAAATCTACTTTCAATAATATTAATTTCTTCTACAAGAACATATACACGATTAATTTTTTTGTTTATATATATTTCCATTTATTCACCTTTCTTTGGAGGTACTGCTCAGATTTAAACTGAGGAAAAATAGATTTGCAATCTATTACCTTACCGCTTAGTTACAGCACCATATCTCATTGCTTTTTCTAAACTTTTTATATTTTTATCTTTATCTCTACCATAAGATACTTCATTCATACAATCTTTACATATACGTTTAATATATGGTGCTTTATATATATTACCACGAATATTATATTCTTTTTCTTCTTTGTATTTATAAGTTTTAACAAAATAATTACAACTACAACAATATTTTTGATAAGAATTTCTAATACGTTTAAAAATTTTCATAATTCACCTCTTATATTTTAATGGTGCGAAGGGAGGGAGTCGAACCCTCAATCATCTAAGCACAGCATTTTAAGTGCTGCATGTATCTCCAGTTCCATCACCCTCGCAATGTAAATCGATTTATTTATTTATGATAATACTATTGCTATTGAAATTAAAAATACTAAAGTTCCTTCAATAGCTACCCCTTTGTAATTTTTAACATGTACATCTATTCCTAATAATGCACTAATTACACATATTAGTAATGTTAAAAATATTTTTATTCCCATGATTATGCCTCCTCTTATATTAATTTATAATTATAATTTTGGTAGACCTAGAAGGATTCGAACCTTCATCTGACACTTTAGAAGAATGTTGCTCTATCCGTTAAGCTATAGATCTATGGTAGTCCTAAGAGGAATATTGGGGCGTCTAATAGGATTCTAACCTATGCCCTCTTGATTCGTAGTCAAGTGCTCTATACGCTGAGCTATAGACGCATATATTCTTTCTCTGTATATTTTATAATATCTTTTTTCCTTCTTGGTTACTCCTTTTTATAATTTTTATCACTTATATAATATAATTATATCATTTTTTTAAGAAAAAGTCAATAAATACACTTGGCACCAGTACTAGGACTCGAACCTAGAATATCGGTTTTGGAGACCGTCGTTTTCCCATTTACTACTATACTGGTACGCGTGATAGTTTGTTTTACGTGTTACTGCTTGCTACCACCCATTGGATCTATATAGTTGCAACTATATTTATCTTTCACGCACTTTGTTCACGATAAGTGAAACCGTCTGGTACTCCGTAATAGATTCGAACTATTATCTCTCGGATGTAAGCCGAGTGTTCTACCTTTGAACTAACAGAGCATAAATGGTGGGAAGTCAAGGAGTCGAACCTCAACCGCTCGGGCTTCAACCGAATGTACATACCAAATATACGAACTTCCCAAATTACATATTCTGAAAAATAAAGTCGGTATAAATACCAAAACTTAGAGAAACGACGAATATGTACGTTTTGTCCCATCTAATATCCCGAATAATATTAGAGCCAGTTGATCAGTCTGGTGCTGGTGCATCATTAAGGATTCGAACCTTGGATCTCGACATTAAAAGTGTCTTGCTTTAACCAACTAAGTCAATGATGCATATATAGGCTGTTTAATAAACAGCCCACCAATAATCAAATTGTTTATGAAATTGTCCATGTTGATAATTTGGGAAATTTTCATAATAAAGAGTATCATTTAATTTCCTATTATCTTGTCGCAATCTTTTATTTGTTTGCTTTTTTGCGAATACTCTGTTAGTAGAATAATCATATGCTCTCCAATATTCTACTTGTTTATTTTCATCTAACCAGTAATCTTCTGGGAACAAAGACATAAATTTAACTGGAAAGAAAGAACATTGCGGGCTAAAGCACTTCTCCCATTGTCTGCGTTTATGTTCTATTTTGTTAGCATATCTATTTACTTGTTTGCCATTTTCATAAGCCATAATAAACCTCCATAATTTATAATTATTTCATTTTATTAACACCATATCACTTGGTAGGGATACCAAGATTCGAACTTGGAAAGCCTCCTTATCAGAGAGACATGTTCCCATTACATTATGTCCCTATATTTTTCCATTCATTATCTGAATAGCTATTTATTTCTCTTTTTGTTGATGGTAAATTATATAGTTTACACCATTTTCGTATTGCATTATCACTAACACCAAATTGTGCCGCAATAGTAGTGAACGGTTGCAATCTAATCAACTCTTTTAATTGTATTGGGCTTGGTCTTTCAGCTTTTCTTCTAATAGCACCAGCACATTTGATACAGTACTTCAAGTTACGTGAGGATATTTCAACACCACATGTAATACAGGTAGGTTTGTCTACTACTGCTTGAATATTCGTGGAAGAGTGCCTTAACCATTTAGCTACATTCCTATATTTTTCTTTTTCCTTATAATATGTCCTATCCAACAAATAAATGCCCAAATATAACCAAGTATGACTAAAGCGGTTAATGACATAATGAATCCCATACCTATATAAATTAATAATAAAACTATATTAAACATAGGATTAATAGTATTAAAATAATCGACTAAGACTCCCCATGTTAAAATATAAGATGATAGGTATCCTATTATTATACTAACTATAGCTATTGTAGTTAAAATTATATTGTCTTTTCTCTTGCTATTATTACTATAAGAACCACTTAAAGTATAACTATTCTTTAATCTACTACTTTTTATATCTTTATTAGTTGGTTCGTTTACATCCTCTGGTTCTGTACTTACATATCCTTCAAAATATTCTTTCATTATTTTTCCTTTCTTTATAATTTAGTTGGAGCCGAATGAAGGATTCAAACCCTCGTTTATAGAGTACAAAACTATTGTTTTACCTATTAAACTAATTCGGCAAACCGAGAAACGCATTGCGAGCCTTGGATTCTTATTCTACAACATGGTAGATAAATATGTACATAATAATAGTGATTATATAATATATTAATTATATAATATTAATACTCAAATTAAAACCGCCTTTTTACTAAATATTTTACAATTTACTCGTAGTCTCTGGCTTTATATGTACTTTATCACCTGTTGAACTACCATATTTAGCTACTTCATCTTCCTTACAAGTTGGCTTAGGTATATTCCAATCCAACTCTTTAAAGGGATTTAATACATCACGATAATGAAAAGGGAAAAGCGATTGATATGCACTATCATCAATTTCCTCTATATTCCTAGTAGTCTTACTTACTATCTCTCCATTTTCTATTACCTCAATTGTTTCCCTAGCTGTTCTCTTAATCATATTAACCTCTTTTGGTAGGCGAGCATAGACTTGAACTATGTATGTGACAGTCAAAGTGTCATGTGTTACCGATTACACCACTCGCCTAAACTTCTATCCTATCTTATAATATAATTATACCATATTTTCTGTCAAAAGTCAACTCTTCCAATTAAAAAGAGTGCTTATAATAATAAGCACTCTTTAAACTTTATAATAAAGAATTACATTAATGTCAATCCCATTATTAAAAATACTAAGCACAATATTATAATTAAATATACTGCTACTATTATAATTATTTCCCATACATGATTCGAATATTTATCCATCGCTTTAAAGCATTGATAGAATAATCTACTAAAATATAAAAAGACAATAATTAGACCGCCCATTACTAAACTTATTATTAAATTCATTTCGCCTCCTATGCTGCATAATCTAAAATAACTATATTACCATTTTTTAAACATCCTACATTACCATTATGAAAATCAGTTAAGTCATATTCTTTTAATAATTCTCTTAATAAAAGAAAATCATCCATTCCATATTGTTCTATAAACATATTATATATGTGTGGGTCTAAATCGTGTAACCCTGTATATGAATAATTTATAGTTGTATCTAATCTAGCTGTCATTATTGTACAACTTTCAAATTCATCGTTATTACAACCATCACAATCACCACAAGAAAGATTATCATCTGGCACTTCTTCTCCAGCATATTCTGCTAAATAATAAGGTAAATCTATATTAACAACACAATCTATATAAAGTTCTTTTAGTTTTAAAAATAAATCATTAAAATTATCTAAACGACCTACAAATTCATCGCCATCATGCGAGAATACACTATTTAAAAATCTATAGTCGATAATATCAACAGGAATAATGTCTATATTAAACTTACCAGACTGTACTATCTCAGCAAAACAACCGTCTATTTTTAAACCTTTAGCATGCTCATAAACTTCTATTTCAAATTTACACGCATCAAAATCTTGTATATTAAATGGTATTTTTATAACATATTTGTGATGTTTAGGTATTAAAACTAATCTATCAACACCCATAGTAAACTCTATATCATTTATGGTAGTAGTTCTTAAGCCAGACTCACTCATTACCCAACTATCTGCTCTTACTGCTGTGATTAAAGATGGATACTTATTAAAAATATCTCCGATAATCGCCTTGCTTTCTTTATGGAAACTATTTAAATTATTAAACATAATTTATACCTTCTTTCAACGTTATAATTAATTATACCATTTTATAAGGAAAAAGTCAATCATTTAAGAATAATTCTTTAAACTTAAATATTCTAGTATCCTCTGGAAACATTGATTTCCTTAATACTTTAAACTCTAAATCTTCTACATTAAACCCAATAGCAGTACTAAACCAATGGGCAAACCATAATTTAGTTTTTAAAGCTGTACGATTATCTTTTATATACATATAATCTAGCAACTTATCAAATTGAAAAGGACTAGGACAATGTATAGCAATGCCGCCTTTTAGAAAATCCTCAACTGTGAAAATTATTTTAGGTTCTATCATTTCTTCCTCCTTGTTTAAAACGTTAATTTCCCAATTAACTTATTAAATTTTTGTTGTTTTTTAAGAGGTAGGCAACTAATATACTCAATTAGTGGGCAACAAAAAATTTCCAAAGTATCCTCATTAGTAAATGCAATCCATTGTTCACCTTTATATGATGGTGCACAAATAATACGATTCATTACTCCATCACTATTACGCATCCTTACCCCAGCTAAACTTTTTAAAGTTTTATCTTTCATTTATACCTCTTTTATAAATTTTTAATTCTCTCATAAGAGTCATATTCTTCAACTTTTAATTCTACTAATCCATCAATAGGATATTTCCTTGCTGCTTGTCCTTCATTCATAATAGAGGTTAATAAAAGCCCCTTACCAAGATATTGATTAGACATTATTATTGTATTCCCAATAATATAAGATATACGTTTATCTAATTCAATTTTAAAAGTATATTCAATCCCTCTCGGTACTAAATTACCATTTTCATCTTTGTTTAAAAACTTTACTCCAATATAATTCATTATTTCTCTCCTTATCAGTACAATCCATAAATATTATTTTGTTTAATATTCCCATTATAGTATTAATACCATTAATATATCCGACTACTTCCATTCTATTACGATGTAAAGCCATATCTTGTTCAACAATATTAATATTATCTCTAAATTGGGGTGGTGTTATAATTTTATTCTCCAAAATTAATAACCTCTAATATTATTATGTGAACTAGGTTCATAATATCTACATTCAAAAAGAACAGTAAGACAAATAGGAGTTAAACTATCAATATTTTCAATATTTTCAATATAATCCTTAACTCCATCTTCAAATTTACAAATCTTATTATTTTTACATTTTGTACATAAATCATCACTCATTAATTTCTCCTTTCTTTCCTTTTATTACTCCTCTATTAAAGATTTTAATATTTTTGCACATCTCTTAATTAATCGTCTTTCCCCCCCCGCCAATTAAATTTCTTATATGCTTTTTTTAAATATTTTTTACTCTCTTTTGTTATAAGATATTCACTCATTATACTTTCCAATCTTTCATAAGTAAAAATGTAAATAACTTATCATCTTCATAATGTTTTTCCCATCTTTTCTGAGCAATCCAAATTCTTTTTAATCTAAGAAATAAAGCCGAACTCATATATCCTTCTAATATAAACAAATCATTTGACTTAAAAACCTTATTCAATTTACGTAATATTCTTCTTGTTATATATCCATCACCATTTTTTAATCGGTTCCATTTTTTATAAAATTTTTAAATGCTGTTAAACTATATAATTGATGAATATTATAACCTTTCATATTAAATAGTTGTTTTTCAATTACTCTATCATACCACTCATTATTAAATCCATTTCTAAACTCTTCCTCGCTTATACCCGTAATCCAATTAAGTGCTTCAAACATTCTATGAGTGACAATACCATTTCCATTTTCAATAGAACATAATTCTTTAGGTGTAATTCCAATTCTAGGTGCAATAAAACTACGAGAAAGACATAATTTTTTTCTTGTAATAGCAATACGTTTACCAATTTCTTCTGTTATTATTATATAATATTCCATTTTATTCCTTTTTTATTAATTTTATTTCCTTTATAATATAATTATACCATAAAAAAAACAATAAGTCAAGCAAACTTATTGTTTAATCCAGTCATTTAAATACACCAATATCTACTATATACCTCTATCCATTAATCCCAACCTATTTGCTTCAATTATATCAATATACCATTCAGCTTTTCGTTTCTTTATATCATTTAACTCATCTTGTGTAATTTTGCTATTAGATATAACTATATGATCCATCATAGCTTGTAATCTTCCTGCTTCTTCTATTTTTAACTTTACACCTTCTAATTTATCCCAAACAAACTGAGAACATTCATGATACATTAAAGTACTATACTGCCCCATTATTTTAACTTTTCCACATAAAAAGATAATGAAAGCCATACTCATAGCTGAACCAATACAAATAGTATTAACAGGAGTAGTGCTATTTAATAAAGCATTTATTAAGGCGAACCCATCATAAACACTTCCACCATAGGAATTTATAAATAATGAGATTGGTTTTATTTTACATTTATCCCCATATAATCGCCTAATTTCATCATCTTCTAAATTAATTTCTGTGATTTTTTCAATAGTTTTACCTACTGACTCCTGATTAATATATTCACCAATAAATAATTCTTTCGTAATTATTTTTATATTACCCATTTTTCTCCTTTATAGATATTTTTCTTTATCTAACTCCCATTCTATCTCAATACCAAATTTCGTTTCAGTTACTTTAAAGAAGTCATCTTCTAACCTACTACGAAGAAAATCTATAAGACACATTTCTCTAGGTTTAAAACTTATAATAAGCTTATAAGATCCAGCTTTAGCTTCTTTATTAATTAAATACATAATTTTCTTATGTAGCTTTTTTGTTTGTTTAATCTTATTCTCATTGGTATACTTCTTTAAACTATCTATATCAAACTCTTCTTTATTAAAAATTTTTTCCAACATCTTTATTCTCCATATTCAGCACATTGACTACAAATTTGCTCTTCAATTTCATTAACGCCACCTTCTTCATCACTCCAACACCACCAATTACAACAATTACAAAGAAAACCTTGTTCATTTAACATCTCATATTGCTCATCAGTTATATCTTCTTGTTCAAAGCCAAAAACTCACAAAAAGAAGCGAGAGATTTACAACTACCTAATATACTATCAATTATATCTTCCATAATATTATTAGGTATAATTTATTTCTCCAACTTCTTATTAGTTACTTTATTTTCTCCTGTTCATTAAACTCTATCCAGCTCTTCCCTTCTCCATCTAAAGATATTAGATAACGAGCATGTTGACTATTTTCAACAACATAGCCATCATTACGTTTTTTAATAATCGTTCCAACACTTTTGAATAGAACTCCAAATTTAACTATCTTTCCTACATTACTCATTAATCTTCCTCCCTATCTAATGCTTTACCTTGCCAATCCCACCAATTATCCAGTTCAAATAACCAAAATCCAATATTACCCTTAAACATCTTGCTTCTTATCTCACTAACAACTGCTTCTACTTTATTTAATTCAAAATCTTCATCATTATGATATTCATATAAAGCAGTACCAATATCATGCCAATCAATAGAACCACAATCTTCACCAAGCCAACTAAGTATTGCTTCATAAATCCAAAGTGCAGTATCTTTATTTTGAATAATACTTACAGTACGTTTTAAATCATAATCTGCATCAGCCCATTCTAATTCTGTGATTGTATCATTTTCAATTTCTTTTTGTAAATCCTCTTTCAATTTACGAAGTTCTTTACTATAATCTCTAATTGCCATTATTCTATACTCCCTTTCTATTTCTATTTTCTTTATAATTCATTATATCATTTATTATACAAAAAGTCAAGGTTATATATACTAATTCTTAGTCTTAAACCATTTCTTTTGTTTTGACCAATCAAGAACAATTGTAGTTGGGCTTATATAACAATTAGTCCTTACATAAAATCCTTTTTCTTCATAATGGTTAATGATTTTAGTAAAAACATAATCAATATAGCAAAATTTAGATAAATCCATAGTTAATACAAAATAACCAGAGTTTATTTTATCTTCCGCATGTCCATCTATTTTATCTATTATTGTATTAAAAACTTCGTCTAAAACTATTACTCTTCTCTTCATAGCTTTTAAATAAGCATCTTTTGCGTTCATTAAAGCCATATAGCATTATACCTCAAAAACCATCTTTTATTATCACAATTACACTTCATTTTGTCTCCTTTAATTTATATTATTTAAACATTATTTAATTGGTCTTTTTGTTCTATTATCATTTCATTATCATAAATATAATCAGCATGAGCCTGCATTGGATATGACTCTGCAATACCACCCACTACACCAATTTCAATAAAATTACCAACATTAAAATCACGATTTACATCTGGGTGGAAAATTGTATTCTCATCTATACCAATCCATATCAATCCCTTAACTGTTTCAGCCTCAGAATAAACAAGTATGGAATTCCCAAATTCACTTATTTCTTGAATTTCACCTGCAATAAATATAGGCATACTTTCATCTTCTATAGTACCGCCGCATCCTGCTAAAATAAATATCATAACTAACATAATAATTATTATATATTTTTGTTTCATTTCTCCTCCTATTTATCTTTACTTTCAACTACTCCTAAATCATCTGCTAAATTAGCTAAAAAATCACCATGACATCGCTTAGGTTTACAATAACATCCCAATCTCTTACCTTTTAATTCATGTAAGTAATAACTTAAACTTGTATAAAAAAAACGCTCTGCATATCTATCGCAAACTCTATCCCTTTCTTCATCTGATTGATTAAGCATTTTAAATGGATTGCCCCCACTTAGAACCACGACCAATATACACATCATAATCTTTATCTACATTTATATTTACAACTGTTGTTTTCATTTACACCTTCCTATTTATAATCATAGCTTATTTTATCCTTACTTCTAACAAAGTATCTTTTAACTTTCCTTGCTCTAGATATAAATACTTTATTCATTACCTTACTTAATAATTATTCCTAGTTTTATCAGTAGTTTTATCTTCGCCGCATATTTTAATAAAACTTTCAAATTTAATTCCTATACCATCATTTTTACCAAGTTTTAATATTTCAGCATATTCATCTTTTGTTAAATCTTTTGTATCAATACTTGTACCATCTACTGCATAAAGTTTCATTTTCTACCTCTATTAAAGTTTATAATTATCTTATAAATAATATCGCAATTTGTTGTATATTAAACATAAGTTATTTTTCTTTATATCATATTTGAGAAAGCATACATATTCAATATATCTTTCATAGCTAATTCATAAGCATAGCCATTTTCTAATTTATTTTTTGTAAAATAAGACTTTTCTATAGTTTTTCCTGTGAAATGCCCAAGATATTTTACACTATTTATATCAATAACATAATTAAAACTAAAGTCTATATCATCTATTATAATATTCTTAATTTTTATACAAACTCCAAATACTCATTCCATATCTGGAATTTTTCTAACTATAATTCTTTTCTTCATTGATTATTTCCCTTCTCTAACTTTACAATATCCTTTATCAATCATCTTATTATATATCTTACTAGTACAACTAGTATTAAATCTATTCTCACCTTGTGTTTTATGTATCATTAATTTATTATCATTACCTCGATAAATTTCAAATTCATCTTTATCTTTAGCGTAAAATCCTGTCTTAGTCATTTTATATTCCTATTTAATATATTTAATATCCGATATACGAATTGGTTTATATTCATTAACTTCTACACAACAGTTTATAAATTTGTCACTTGCTATTGAGTTTTGATGTATATGACCATGAAAATTAACATAAGGCATACTATCATTCATAAACATTGGTTCGTGACTAAATATAAAAAACTCATTCATTATAAAAGGATATCTATGTATTTCTTTCAAACCTAAACTATTCCAAAAACTCATAGATTTACTACGGTCATGATTACCAAGTAAAAGCATAATATTTTTACAATTAATCTCATTAACAACTTCCTTTATCATATCTTTATTAGAATTGAAAGAAAAGTCACCTAAATGTATTAATATATCATTCTTACCTACTATCTCATTAATATTATCAACTAATACTGTATTCATATGTTCTACACTATCAAAAGGTCTATCTGCATATTTAATAATATTTTTATGGTCAAAATGTGTATCGCTTGTTACAAAATAATTTTCAAACATCTTTTTCTCTCTCTCTTTCATATCTATTTCTATTCTTCTTATACTACTAGTATACCATATTTTTCGTAAAAAGTCAAGCTTAATCCACAACTCTCTTATATACAAAAATCCCTATTGTACAAAAAAACTATACACCCATCGTACAACACCCAACCAACAACCAAAAAAAACTTCCTAAATTTTATACAAAAAACACAAAGCAAACACAGAATAACTGTAAGTTAAAAATTATATACTATATATACACATAATTATTTATACGCTAATCGTATACATTCTTAAAAACTAAAACAACCATCGAGATCCGTGCCGCAGGCACTGGAATCTCGTAGGTCGCGTAAGCACACAGCCCGCAGGGCGTGGCCAGAGGGACCGGCCCTTGTACAATTTAGTTGTATAAATGGTTTGTTTGCATGAGAGTATATGTAATTGTATAAGTATAGTAGGTTTTTGCGTATACTTAGGGATTTACGCTATAAAAGTATGAATTTGGAGTAGGTAAAGTTGGGATTTTAAGTTAGTTGTGAATTTGTGTTAGCACACATTTAACCTTATGTCAACAATTTTACTGTAAAAAGTCCTTCTAAAACCAAAAACCCGAATTTTTTTTTATACTGCTCACCAATGATCTCGCCGCTTTCTACAAATAAATACTTACTATAATCTTTTTTTAAATAGTAGTACTCCCTCACCCCTATCCTTGACTTTTAGCGGAAAAAATGGTATAATGAATTATAGACAATTAAAGAAGATTTATAGGAGAGAGAGAAAGAATGGTGAATATTTTTGTAGCAGTGCTTGCTGGAATTGGTATCTTTGGAGTTGGTCTCATATGTGGGATTGGAGTTTTAGATAAGATCCTTGGGGTGGCTAAGAAGGAGAAACAGAAGAAATAATATGGGTGATGATAAGAGAATAGGGAACATAGGTGGTATAAATTTTTTAGGTTTATTATTAGCTATGATTATTGTAGGTATAGGTGTAAGTATAGTATATGGATTCACAAAATTAATTGTATATGGGATTAGTTTAGTTGGTGCCGCATGATACCTTGGTTTTTATTATATATAGGTAGAGTTATTGGATTGATAATGCTTGCTTATGGTAGTGTTATGATGTTAATAGTTTTAATGGAGGTAAATTAATATGCATCCACTGTTTGGTTCACTAAGTAGCTCAATGACGTATTTAGTATTAATATGGGCACTATGGTGTGTAATAAATGCAACATTAGGAGATTGATTATAGAGTAAAAATAATTGGTATATATATCTTGACTTTTTGCGAAAAATTTGATATAATATATATATAAGGTTGAGAGAGAAATCTTTTAACTTAGTGTGATTCCGCACTTAGAATGGGAACCGTGCTACGGGTTGAGAGTAGCCCCTATACTTACTATACGGTGGAATATGCCGAGGGAAACCTGTAAGTCTTGCTCGTACCGAACAAGTAAAATAAGCGGACCTCTACATACGATTCATTGTAGAGTGCTAGTAGCTAAGGCAATAAGACCTTCAAAAAATGTAATATTCAATCGAAACGGAAACCATACACTGGACACAGAAACAAAGTTATATTATAAAAGTAGGGCATGGTACTTTGCTACTTCGAAAACCTCTTCCTTGTGCTAGTGATTACTGGTACGAGGGAGTATTTGTCAAAATGGTGTAATAGGAAACACACTAATCCTTTAGATTTAGGTTCAAATTACTAATTCTTTAGATTCAAATTACTAATTCTTTAGATTAGAGATTTAGGTTCAAATCCTAAATTTGGCTTAGAATTCTTAGAGGGGTATCGTTTAGATCATTACTAAACCAATACTTAACAAGTTGCTAACTTCTTATAGAATAGTTGGCGGATGCCTTCCGAATAGGTCGCATAGTCGGGCGTTATAACTGATGGTTGGTGCTGATATTGCAATAGTATGTAGTATGTAGTATTAAAACACGCTATAAGTGGCTTGGCTACTTTTACTATAAAGGCTAGTCACTGCTTATAATATATTATATTAAGTATCAAGTAAGTTGAAAGGTTGACTTTTTGCGAAAAATATGATATACTATAAGTATAGAAAAGGTTGAGAAAGCCTTTTCAGCGTAGCACAAACGCTTTACACCTATAACATGTGCCTTCGATTGTTATAGGTATATAGTATTTGATTGTATGTAGGGTGTTTATCACCCTATGTACACTAAACAGAGTTATTTAAGGTGTAAGTCCTTAAAAATAATAAATGAGAGTGCACAATAAGTGCAGAAATGGAGTACAACAATGTCAGAAAAATTAACAGCAGCAGACCAAACGGTATTAAGAGGAAGTCTTTATGAAGTAGTAGGAGAAGCATTACAAGGAGCAGGTTTTGTTACAGAACCAGTTTCAGAAGGAATGTTAGCTGATGTTGGCGATGGACAGTTCGTCACAGTGAAAGTTACTTATAAGAATCCTGAGAAGTTTGATCTTGATGCAATCAGAGCTGAGTATGCTGAAAAGCAAGAAAAGCAAGCTGAGAGAAAAGCTTTAGCTGAAGCAAAAGCTAAAGAAAAAGCTGAAAAGGCGGCTGCTAAGGCAGCTAAAGCAGCAGAAGCTGCAGAATAGTCAGTAGACTAAAATCCCCCTTGATTTAACGTGTCTAGTTACATACGGTCGTATGTGCTAGATGCGTTTTTATTTTATACAAAAAAGTAGGTGAGAGTAGATTTTCTTGCTTATATTGGTATATTTGTAGAGTTTTCCTGCTCGCAAGTGGTTAAAAAGAGTAAAGTAGAGTAGGATGCGCGCCGAGTAACCCACTCTGCTATAAAATACTTAATAAGTTGGAAAAATTAGCGATAAGTTGGAAAAACTTGGTAAGAGAAGGATTTTATAGCTTATTTGTCAAAATTTTCCAAAAATCATACAGAAAAAAGTATAAAAAAAAGAGGATATAAAATCCTCTTTTTCCATTATCTATTCTTTTTCCGCATTGGCTTTTTCTGCCATAACCGCACGTCTTTTTGCATCTACCTTAATTTTCTTAGCTTTGGCAACTGCTTTCTCTTCTGCCTTAACTTTCCTTTCTTCTACAAGGTCTGTATATTCATCCGCTGCATCGCCTCGATTGTAATCTTCTTTCTTAACTGTAATTCCGATGGTAGCTGACCTATCTTCACCTCTTAAGTCAACAACTGGAATTGCCCATAATGCATTTCCAACTTTTTCTGCACCTAATTTTGTCAATACATCTTCTAGCTCGATTGCCACATAATTCCTTACACTCGCATCATTTACCATTTTAGTAATTTTTCCCATTTTGACACTCCTTCTGGGTTTATTACCCATTTTATTATTTTTCTAACTCTTATAATACTATTATACCACGAAAGCGGAAAAAAGTCAACACTTTTATAAAAGTTTCTTATGGGAAAGATTGGTAATTGAGTAAGATCCTGCTCACAATGGTAAAAAATGGAAGCGCTTCCTGCTCGTAGGTGAATTGGTAAAATTTTCCAGCTGCTCGCACTGGCAAATACTGGAAAATCCTTGCTCGCATTGCCTTATATGGAAAATTTTGGAGACGTCTAGAAAAGGTAAAATTTATGGTGGTAAAGTATTGACAAAAGTGAAATTTAGACGTAGAACGTCTAAAAAAAATAAAGGGGATAAATCCCCCTTTAACTATTCAGCTTTCGCTTTTTTAGCCGCACGTTTTTTTTCATCAGCCGCAATTTTTTTTGCTTTAGCAATCGCTTTTTCTTCTGCGATAGCCGCCTTTTCAAGTACAAGTTCCTCGTACTCGTCTACTGAGTCACCGATGTTGAAATCATCTTTTTTAACAGTAACTTTAATAGTTACGCCACGCATTTGACCTTTTAAATCTTCAAAACCAAAAAGCCATTCTGAAGTTCCAATTTGTCCCTCGCTATTTTCGACAACCTCGCCTAATACATTGACCATTTGGTCACGTACACTTTTGTCATTTGCCATTTTTGTAATTTTAACTTCGCCCATTTTTTTTATCCACCTTTCGTATTTGGAATTTTTTATTTCTTAACTCTAAATACATTATATAATATTTCATTCTATTTGTCAATAGTATTTCTTAGACGTTGTACGTCTAAAAACTATAAGAGGGAAAATTTCCCTCTAATGTCAAACTTTAGTAGTTAAGTTAATAACTTTCAAATCTTTAGTTGCATACTTCTTCTGGAAAGTACCTTCAAAAATTACATTATTATCCACTTTTATCTTGCATGGTTTGTTATTATGTCTAGGAACACAACTATACTTTTTATAGTGAGTTTGTAATTGCGCACCACGTTTGACACATTCTAGCAAAATTGCCAATTCTATTTTACTATCATTTAATGCTGTGTGTTCTTCGATAAATTCATTGTCATTAGTAATAAATTTATATATATTTTCCGCATTAGTGGAGAAATTACCAGTTTCTGTAAATAGTTCATTTTTTTCACAAAAAGCTTTGTAATCATCAGTAAAAGCAATTTTATTCTGTGCATAAGTCCAAATATCAAATATTTCCACATTATCAAATGGGTTTAATACTTTGAAAAAATCACAATTAAATTCAAAAACATTTTTGTCAAAAGTTGAATTATATGCATAAGCGTTTTTAACATTTAGTTTTTTAAAATCACGTTTCATAATTTGAGTGATATATCCAAATTTTTCCAAAAGAATTTTTCTTGCTCTCATGCGTTTAATATAGATTGGTCTTTTATCAGCATAATAAGCCGTAGAAAATAATGGTATATTATGCCAAATCTGCTCAACCACAAATTCCCGCTTTAGTAAATCTTTGCCAGTTTCTAGGTCATGGATAATATATCCAATATTGTAACAAAACGGCTTAACTAAACCAGTTGTTTCTGTGTCAAAAATACAAATATTATACATTTTTTTACCTCTTTCTATTATTTAATATATACCTATTATATAACAAAAGAATAATAATGTCAATACCTTTATTTAGACGTTGTACGTCTAAAAACTACAAATGAAAAGGGGAACTAATGTTCCCCAATCAATCAATCCTTTTTGGCAATTTTTGTAACTTTAACCGCTTTAGCTTTCGCCTTTATCTCACGTTCTTCTTTCGCTGTGAGCTTGTTTTGGTAATCTTCCAATGCTTCACCAATGTCAAAATCTGCCTTCTTAGCTGTGATTTTCACCTCGACAATTCGTTCTGCTCCCGTTAAGTCTTTAACGGAAATGCCATAAGTGCCCGTGTTATACTGTTCAGCTCCGCTTTCCTTAAGAGAACTTTCAAGAATAGAAAAAACCTGTTCACGAATTTCACCGTTTACCTCTGAAACTTTAAATTTTTTGTCAGCCATAATTTGACTTCCTCCTTTTATTTTATAAGTAATTATAACACGAGAAATAAAATTTGTCAATAGTATTTCTTAGACGTTGTACGTCTAAAAAACTATAAGAAGGAAAAATTTTCCTTCTCTGTACTATATTAGGAGGTTAGAGAATGTTATCCATAATTTCTAAAACTTCTATAAAATCACTATTCGCATTAATCGCTTTACGTTGTATCGGTGTTTGCCATGAATTTAAAACATCAATATTATCATCAATTAAAATTTTTGTTTGTCCTCTAAGTGCAACTTTTTCTTTTGGGAAACCATAAGGCGTAATGCTAATACTATCAAACTCAACTGGAAAATATTTCTTTAACCATGCCTTTTTTTCTTGCTTGATTATGTCAAAATATTCCTCTGAACAACCGAGAGATGCCCAACTGATAATATCTATCTTAATTCCCTTGCTTTGTAATCTTTTACATATATTAGTCAATCTTACCATATCCACCATTGGCTGACAATTTATGTATAATCCCGCTTTTTCTGCTCTTAATCCCTCAAGCCAATTATTGACAGCATATAAATCCGCAATCGTACCGTCCATATCAAATATAACTCTTACCATTATTTTCCTCCTCTATTAACTATACCTAATTATAGCATAGTAAACCCACTATGTCAAATGTTTTCTTAGACGTTGTACGTCTAAAAAATACACTAAAAACAAACACTCAATATTGAGTGCTTGCTCAGACAAAACTATTGCTCAGCTTAATACTCTTCTGGTTCTAAGGTAACCCCGTCATCAGGCTCAAACTGGTCTGTTTCATAGTTATACATACTGGTAATTCTCCATTCAAGATATACTTAATACTACCATATAATAACCCTATATACAACCCCTTTTCTTAGACGTTGTACGTCTAAAAAACATATAAAGAAAAAGGGAACAGCCGTTCCCTTATTACTATTAAACGATACCATATAATACTACTACTACCATATTATACCACTACCATATCACACCCGTTACTATCATCAAACATCTGGAAGCCTCCACCTTGTTTGGCAATTTTTGTAATAGTACGATTAAACTTCTTAATATTACTGGTAAATTCTGTCATAGTACAGTTATACAATCTAGTTTTAGCAAAGTTAAAACGATTGCCATAATATACCTTAATGAATATTTTCTGGTTAATTGGTACGCTATCTAGTTTTGATATGGCAAATTCTGTCAATTTAATTTTATTTTCATTAACTTCTTTTTTTCTTTTTAAATTATCAATTCTAAACTGTTTTGTCATTTCTTTCCATCTCCCGTATCCCGTACGGTATCAACCCTACGGAATGGTAAATTATGGCTTGTGAGACTATTAGTCTCACAAGCCCTTAAATTATGCACTTCTCAATTTCTTTAAGTAATCACTAAAGCTACAAATCGAATTGTCAATTAATGTCGTTTCTGTAAAATAACTCGGAGTTTGTAAAGATAAGCAATACCCTCGATTACCAGATTTTGCCTTCGGTGACATTCTAATCGGTGTAATCAATTTTCCTTCTTTACCAGTTTTTAACATTTTCACTTGTCCTAATAACCAACTGGCAAATCCTAGTCGATTTAGTACCCAAGTGTTATCATATAGCAAATTTTGGGTTTCGCTATAAAATAGTGGTGCAACGTTTATTATAAAGAAATCAGTAGTGGAATAATTTTCCATTATTTTGTCAACCGCTTGCTCGATTGTCAAATTCTGTAAATCCTCTAATCTTGCTGTCAATAATTCACCGCCACCACTTTTAACCTCATAATTTTTACCTGCTCTGGAAACATCTTCCATATTCGCAGGTGCTACGCTTTTTAGGCTGTCAAACTTATAACGATTATTTAATTCACGTCTAACAACCATTTCCAATGTTTTTCCAGTTTTGCCATCATCTGCCACATTTAGCGTTTTTAACAATTTCTGGAAATTCGCTCTTTGCCTGTCTGTACGTTTGTAATTTTTTGACATTTTCTAATACCTCACTTTAAATATAGTATTACTCTATAAGTATATATTATAGACGTCTAAAAGTCAATAGAAAAACGTTAAAAACATATGTTTTTTATTACACAAACTAATGTAATTTAATACAAAATTTACCATCGGATATGAAGTTTTTGAGAAAAAGTGATATATTCCAGTTTTAAGAGAATTTTACACTATTTACCATTAAACAGTATATCGGTTATTCCCGCATATTCCCGCCATTTAACAGGATATATCTGATTTGACATTACTTACCAATTTATATTATTGGTAAGGGATACCTCGTTTGTCAAATTCTGGGTGGGGGGTAGTTTTGTGATTATTTGTCGTTTTTACCATAAAATGACATATGGCTACCCAACCATTTACGTAATTAATTTTTCAACTCTTATACCTCAAAACTTGACTTTTCACTCTTTTTATGCTATACTTAAATTAAGGTAATCTTTATTATAATAAAGTTTACAAATACATCGTGTAATGACACAGGAGATTTTAAATGGATTTACAAATATTGAAACAACTAGATTATGGAGTATACAGTAATGTAGACCGTGCCGCACTTGTCAATAAAATTGTAGATGATAATGTGATAACTACACTAGAAGAATATTACTCTAATAAAGGATTAGGAGTATCAACTAGTGTCACTAAACAACTAGAAGGGGCAGCTAACTATATATTATATGGTAAAGACCCGAAAACAGAGAAGAATGAGGTACAAAAGAAAAATGTTCAAATAGAAGGAAAACATAATTCCTATAAAAAGAAACAACCAGAATCACTAGACGCTTTGCTACAAAATCCTATGTTCGACCAAAAAGAAATTAAACCAATTAAGAGAAATACATATACCAAACCAAAACAAACTATAATTCGCCCATATACAAATAAAGAAGGAATATGTACCAATGCAAAAACTCATCATGGTGATATACCAGGAATGAAAGAAGTTTGGATTACAATTGACCGCATGCAATACATATTAGATGTTAATAATGGAAAAATAGAAGAGGAGGAAGGTAGGCCCGCAGTACCTGTTTTAGATAATATAACAAAGTACAAATGGAAACATACCCTTATTGATATACGTCGCCATCAATACTATCTTAAAGACTCAGCGCATCCGCCTTGCTTTACGATGGGTACAACCTTTAATGCTCCCGCCGCAATCGACTGGGAATCTGATTCATTCGTGGATAAATATGGTAAGCCAGCACCTCGCTTACAACTAAATAACCCTGACCATGTCTATCACTTATTAGAGAACTATTCTCTCCTTCGTCAATCGTCAGAAGCTAATCTTAACGGTCAAATGAAATACATTATGTGGTCATTGGATGAAACTATTAAGAGAGCGCCACTTGCTCCTCCACGTATGCAGATACTTATAAGGAAGATTGATAAGTGGACGAATGAGCGTATACAGCATGAATTACGAATGATGTTTGGTCTTGCGTATTCGGTGAATTATATAAGTACGATATGGAAACAAGAGATTTGTATGAAGATAGCAGTTACCGCAGATTTGATTTATGATGAATGGTTATTTAGACAAAGCAATAATAAGTGGAAGAATTGCTCTAGCTGTGGGAAGAAAAAATTGAAAGATACGAGGAATTTTGTTAAGAAGACTACTAATCATGATGGATTGAGCAATCAGTGTAAAGTTTGTGATAAAAAACATAGAGAAGAGAAGAAGAAATGATACATAAATATAAGGAGACAAAATGGAAAAGAAAAAAATAACAAAAGAAAAAAAATGGTATGAAATAGAAGAGAAGACCACAACTGAAACAATAGATATCTTTTGTATTGAAAACGATACAGAAAGTTTAGATGCTGATACTTCACTATCTGAACTACTAGAAATTTTTAAGAAAGAGTCGAATGAGACAGAGAAGAGAAAAAAAATGAAGAGTAAGAAGGTCTGCCCGCCTTCTACAAACAACCAATCAGAACTACTAATCTTCAATACTAGAATGGGTATACACAACATATCACTCTCCCTCATTAAAGATGTGAAACTTCACTATTTTAAAACTTATGGTAAAGTAGCAGATACTATTCAGGTTACCCCACTTATACTAGCCTATTTACAGAGTTTAAAAGAGGAAAGTCTAAATGCATTTAGTCTCCAATGTTCTAAAAAATTAAACTCTATTTATGATATGGAAATTGTTGCTATAGGGGAGTATAAGGAAGAGTTTATTAAGATTTTCAAAAAGAGAGAAGAGCCTATTGGAGAGAGAATAATTAGAGCAAAAAAAGGATTTATAAGAAAATTTAAGTGTGAACCTAATGTGGTACATTTAAATAGTGTAGCGCATGAAGCATTGAATTGGTATTATAATCGTGAGTTAGCGTCTATGGATGTGCTTTGTAATGTTGTTAGTTTTGCTAATTTGGATATTGTTGTGGATAATAGTAGTAATATTGAGATTGATATAAGATATGAGAGTAAGGGCATTAAGGTGTGAATATGATGATTAACTTATTAACAGCAAATGAGAGAATAGAAGAAAGAGAAAGAATTGAGGAAATGAGAAGAGTATGTGATAATAATAGATTTATAAATTATTTAAATTTATCACCTGTTCTTACACTTGGTGTAATAGAAGATCTATATATGAATTATTATAATGATAAGAAAATAGCGCCTGATAGGATAAAATTAGACGAAGATGTATATAATAGTATTAATAGTTTTTATAGCGAAAAGATATCTAGGGATTTTTTTAAAATTGAAAATAAAATTAAACTTAAAATGCTAGGTAAAATGAGCATTATTATAAATGACGAATCACAAAATTGTATTAGTGTGTACAATACACATTATATAAGTAGATAAGACTTACTTGTCTATAGGAGGGGAAAATGACCAATTATAAATGTGATAAATGTAATAATTTATTACCTGAAACACAATACTTGCCAACACACAGCCCATTCTTCCCGAGTGGGCATAGCACTATATGCATTAAATGTTTGGTTGTACAATTAAAAGGAGATGATTTACACTCACTGGACAAACTATGCCAATGGCTAGATTACCCATTTGCACCTGATGAATGGATGACGCTTTATCAAACTAACGGTATGGATGCACTTATGGTTTATGGTCAACTTATGATGAAGGATGTTTATCATGAGATAGATTGGACTGATGTGAATAAGCAATGGCATGCGATTTTGGAAGAAGAGAGGGAAGTCGAGAAATTGGCTTCATTGAGTAAGGGTAAGATTAAGAAGTTGACTAAAACATGGGGTAGTGGGTATTCTATTGAGGAAATGGAGTATATGCAACGTTTGCTTGAAGATATGATTTATACACAAGACCTTAGTTTAGGAACAACTAAAGATATAGCTAAAAAAGTATGTAGATTGGCATTGGTTGCTGATAGACAGATTAAGGAAGGGACAGGATTTAAAGATACAATTAGTTCTTATAATGCTCTTATTAAGAGTGCGGGATTTAGTACTAAAAATGCAACTAGTAGTGGTGATTTTGAATCTATCGGTGAGTTAGTTATGTTTTTAGTTAAGAAGGGATGGAACCCTAAGTTTTATAATGGAGAATCACAGGATGTGGTAGATGAGACTATAGTTAATATACAGGGGTATATACGTTCATTGATAGATAATGAACCTGGGATTAAAGAGCAAGTAAAAGAGAGAATAGATTTAAAGAATAAGATAGAGAGGTTAGATGTTGAACTTAGTAATCAAGAAGTGGAGAAGTACGATGCGGGAGTTAACTCTACTGAGGATATAGAATTTGATGATGATGGTATTTTAGATGAATAGTTTAAATATGCACTCTGCTAATACTGATATGTTTGATACAAATAAGACATATGCGCGCCCGCAGCGTGAAGGTATTGATTTAGAAAAAGGGGCTATTTTGACCGAAGCATTTATTCGCGAGAATAGCGAAATTATCGAAAATTACTTCGATCACTTTATGGCTTACCCAGATATATTTATCGATTTGGTTACGCCTGTAAATTCACATTTTTCGCTATATTTCTATCAGAGAATCTTTCTTAGAGCATGTATGCGATTCCGTTATCATTATGCAGTTTTTACACGTGCATTTTCTAAATCATTTTTATCTATATTGGCGACTATGTTATCATGTATCTTTTTACCAAGAAGTAAACGATTTATTTGTGCACCAGTTAAGAAGCAGGCTGTACAGATAGCGAAAGAGAAGGTAACTGAAATTATAGATTTATTTCCTATAATAGCGAATGAATTTATATTGAATATGAGTAATGATTATGTTAAGTTGACAGGTAAAAATGGTAGTTTATTTGATGTTGTTGGCGTAGCGGATAGTGCGCGTGGTGGAAGGCGTCATGGCGGGATACTTGAAGAAATAGTTAAAATGGATGGAGATAAGGTTAATGAAGTAGTTTTACCTTTAATGAATATTAATAGACATAATATTCTTGGGTTAGTGAACGATAATGAGCCTCATCAACAACAGATTTATGTAACTACGGCTGGGTCAAAATCTACATATGCATATGAACGGCTAATTGATTTATTAATTACTTCGATAGTAAATCCATCATCTGCTTTTATATGGGGAGGAGATTATAGAATTCCTGTTAGACATGGATTATTAAGTAAAAAGTATGTTAATGAAATACGTATGTCTAGTACTTATAAAGAAGATTCTTTTGCTAGAGAATATTTAAGTAGATGGACTGGCGCAAGTGATGATTCATGGTTTAAAGAAGATAAAGTATCGCGACATAGACGTGTTGTACGAGCTGAATTCAAGGCTCAAAAAGTTATATCAAACCCAGATGTCTTTTACACTATTAGTGTAGATGTAGGTAGATTTGATAATCAAACTGCTATTTTCGTGTTTAAAAATTATCCACAAGGCGATAGCTTTTATAAAAAGATAGTAAATATTATTGTTACAACAGATTCACATTTTCTAATACAATCTGCACAAATTAAACGCATAGCTAAAGAATTTGAAGTAAGAGAAGTTACTTTAGATGGTAATGGAGTTGGTGCGGGATTAGTTGACTTTTTAATTATTCCAACTATATGTGATGTTACTGGTCAGTTATTAGGACCGATGGGAATTATAAATGATGATGATGATAAATATAGAGGATTAATACCAGATTCAGCACCAAAGATATTATATATTTTAAAGGCTACAGCTGATATAAATAGTCAAATGCATGGTAATTGTTATACACAAATTAATAGTGGTCATGTTGGATTATTAATTTCCGATCGTGTGGCTAGGGCAAAATTACTTGGTACTAAAAAAGGACAAAAAATGTCTTATATAGAAAGAAATCGATTTTTAATGCCTTATGAAATGACATCTCGTTTTGTTGATGAGTTGTTGAATTTAAAAGTAAAACCTGAAATTTCAAATATTAGTGTAGAGAAAATTTCTAGTCGTTTAGGAAAGGATAAATTTTCTGCATTTGAAATGGGATTATATAGAATAAAGCATTATGAAGAGGAATATTATAAAAGGAAACGTAGAGAACAACAGCAAATGGGCGAATATGTTATGTTTAGTACAGGTAAAGCTGATAGAATACGTAACGATTCACGACATAGACAAACTACAAATAGGAGGAATTAATGGAAGAAAAACGAAATAGATTATTTGGTTTTAATAGAAGGAGAGTTGAGCCAGATAAAATTAATACAAAAGAAGATTTCGCTAAATATAAAGAAGCTTTAGTTGCTACTAGTACTAAGAGTACAGATACTACTTCTTCATTAAATAATATTGTACGTGAATCATATACATTAGAAGAAATATATCAGAGTATCCAAAGTGGTAATCCTGCTGATTTAGTTTTATTATCACAACATTATTATCGTACTAGTGGTATATATAAATCAAGCATTAATTATTATAGTTCATTGTTATTATATTATATGCATTTAACTCCATTTATGTTAGATATAGATAAAGTAAATGATGTAAAATTTACAAAGGCCTATAATGCGGCGTGTTACTTTATGGACAGGACATTTTTAAATAGTGAATGTCAACATATAGTAGCTACAATATTAAAAAATGGGATTTATTTTGGTTTATTTAGGGAATTCACTGATGGATATGCGATACAAGATTTACCTTATGGTTATTGTAGAACATATTATAAAAATGATAATAATATTAATTTAGTTGAATTAAATATGGCTTATTTTGATACAATTAGGGACAATACTAAACGTAAAGAATCTTTAAATAGCTATCCGAAAGATATACAAAAAGCTTATAATAAATATAGTAATACTAAAACAGAAGAGAATAAATGGTATTTAGTATCATCTAAAATGGGAATGGCATTTTATTTTGAAGATAAAGTACCTTTCTTTATTGGTTCTATACCAAGTACATTACAATATGATTTTTCTGAAGAGAGAGAAACAAATAGAGATGAAAAGAATTTAAAGAATTTACTTATTCAAGAAATGCCATTTGATACTAAATCAGGAAAATCGGTTTACACTTTGCCAGAAATGGCTGAGTTACATGCGGCCCTAGGTGCAGCATTTTCTGAAAATCCTGATGTAGATGTAGCTATGACACCAGGACAGATTAAATTAGAAACTTTTGATAGTTCAACACAGGCTTCACAGGATAATACTGAAAAGTATAAAAGAGCTATTTATGATAAAACAGGCATTAGTTCAAATATATTTAATGCAACAGGAAGTAATGCCTTAAAATATTCAGTTAATAAAGATACATCTATTATGTGGCATATGGTTAAACAAATTAGTGATTGGCTTGGATATCAAATTAATCAACGCTTTGGCACAAATAAATTTGATTTTGATGTTGAGATCTTACCTGTTACATTACAGAATCAAAAAGAGATGATTGATACATACTTAAAGACTGCTCAATTTGGTTTTGATAAGCTAATTGTATCTGTTGCTAAAGGTACACCACAGAGTAGAATGGTTGGATTACAATATCTAGAAAACGTTATTTTAGATTTACCTAGCACATTGTTACCACTTCAATCTTCTCATACACAAGATGGAGATTCTTCTAAAAAAGTAGATGAAAAAGGTGAACAAAATGGTGAAAACGGCAACAAAAATAATAGTGGCGGAAGGAAAACTTTAGAAGATAATGAGAAAGACCAGCGCACACTAGAGAACAATAAAGAATAGGAGGGTAAAGATGGGAAATAATTTAGCAAGAGTACCAACTATATTTACCACAACTATTACGGATTTATCATCAACTGATAATCCTTTAATTTCAAAAGCTAGACTAAGAGCTTTTTATCGAGGAGCGAATCCTAATAGAAGTTATATTACTGATGAAGTAGCTACAATGCTAATTGATCAGATAGTAGGCACTCCTATAGTAGGCTTCTTCGATCATGAGAAATTTGATTACACAGATCACTATGGTCATCCTACTGAGGGCACTCAAGGATATGGGTATGTACCTGAAAACTACAACTTTGAATGGGAAACACATTTAGACAAAGATGGAGTTGAAAGGATTTATGCATGTTTTGATGTTCATTTATGGACTGGCAGATATGAAGAAGCAAAGTTAATCGTAGGTAAACAGCAATCTATGGAATTAGAACCATATACTATCGAAGGTAAATGGAGTATGGTGGATGGAGAGTTGTTTTATATTTATAGTTACGCTATGTTTACAGGATTATGTGTATTAGGGGATGAAGTTGACCCAGCGTTTATTGGCTCTGCTTTTTATAGTAAAAAGACAGCTGAGAATGATACTGAAGTAATTAGCAAATTATTCCAACTTAAAGAACAATATAAAAAAGATATATTGTTAACGAATGAAAAAGAAAAAATAGGAGGAGAAGAAATGCCAAAAGCAATTAAATTTAATCTAAAAGACAGCGAAGTATATTCTGCATTATTTAACGCATTAAATGAGAAGTATGAGTCTGAAGGATTTGTATCTTTTGCCATTAATGGTATAAAAGATAACATATGTATAGCTTATAAATATGATGAAGACAAATTCTATCAAGTTAGTTTTACAGAAGAAGAAGGTAAAATTAAAATCATAGGTAAGGTTGAAGTTGAATTATATAGTTTGAGTGTAGAGGAGATTGCTGCTAAAGCAGAAATCACTGAAACTTTTAAATTAGATAGTTATACAGAAGTTAATGAAAGATTAGCAGGTGATGCAGAAACATTGGCGGCTAATGTAATAACAATTTCTGAAAAAGAAAAACAGATTGTAGATTTTACATCTCAATTAGAAGAAGCTGGTGCATTACCAGATAACTTCTTAGAAATTTTTAGTAAGATGAAAGCTCATATTGATGTTTTAGAAACAGAAGTTAAAACAAGAGAACTTGCTGAAAAACAAGAAATAATTAAAAATTATAGCGGTGTCTTATCTGAAGAAGAAATGAAATCAATACAAGACAATATTGCTGATTTTACAAAAGCAGAAGTTAAAAAAGAATTAGCAAGCTTATTCGTTGAAAAAAATGGATTGGTAGATTTTGATGATGAAAAAACACCAGCTAGTACATTTAAGAAAAATGACGGAGATGAAACACCAAAAACAATCGTATCATATTTAAATAAATATGTGGTTGAGGATTAATAAAACAAATAAATAAAATAATTATAGGAGGATATAATTAATGGCTATAACACGTTATGGAATAGCAGGCTATGGAATGGTTGAAAAAAATGCTGTCAATTCTGCAAAGAATGGACTTATTTTATCACAATTACCTTTAGATGCTACAGAATTTTTGACTGTAAAATGCGAAAATGGGATGTGGTTACAATATGACATGGCTAACGAAGCAGTTTTTTTACCAGCAGTTACTTCAAAAGGATTAAGCTTAGTTGCAACAAGCGAAGCTTTATACAATCAATTTGAGCAAGGATTAGAGAATTTTTATCAAATCGGAGGGCAGTATCCACGTTTATACCCATTGGGTGTAAATGATAGATATACAACAAATTGCTTCTCGTTTGATACGGCTTCTTATGCAGATGAAGCAGCTGTAGTAGCAGCTTTAGGAGCATTAGACACTGAAGTTTATGTAGTACCTGGTATTTCAGGAGTACCTACATTGGCCGATGCTGTTGGTTCGTCAGTTACTTATGGTAAAGTTGTAAAATATTACACAATGCCTGATGGAACAGAGGGAATAAAAATACAAATATTAGCAGTAGGCTAAGAGGAGGAATAATGGATACAAAATTAATTAAAAATTTATTGAAACATGTTTCTCACGGAACAGTGCCTACAGAATTTGCTGATAAAAAAGTAGATACTGAAAGCGCATTACGTGATGAGTTAAACAAGCTAGTTGGAAACTATAATCTATTTCGTAGAAATAAATTAGAATTTTTCGAATTGCTACAAGAAGCAATCGATGATATTGTTCCAACTAAAGTATTAGCAGCTTTCTCTGCGTTCGCTGATGTTCAAACAGTAGGACATGGACAAAAAGTTACTTTTAAAAGAAAACTTGGTAAATTACGTGGTAAGCAATTTGTAACACGTATTACACCTGCTGGTCAAGCGGAAACATTCCGTTTAGATAGTGCAGAAGTTAATATTACACCATTCGCTTATGGTGGAGGTATTGAAGTTGATTTTGAACGTTATCTAAGTGGCAAAGAAGATCTTGGTGACGTTTATGATATACTTATTGAAGGAATTACAGATAAAGTGTATGAATTAGTACAGTTAGCATTAAGGGAATCTTGGTCAGCAGCAGCTAGACCAGCCGCTAATAAGTTAACTGCAGCTGGATTTAGTGATGCAAATATGTTGGCAATGTGTCAAGTTATATCTGCATACGGAAGTCCTATAATTTACTGTGCACCACAATTTGCAGCAACAATGTCTAACGTTATGACATTTGGTTCTACTACTACAGCTTTCCTTCCTAATCAAGATATGATTGATGTTAGAGAAAAAGGATATATTGGTAAATTCAAAAGCTATCCTGTAGTTGTATTACCACAATCGGTTACAGATGCATTAAATACTGCTTTTGTAATGGATCCAGGCATCGCTTATGTAATGCCAGCTGGAAAAGAAAAAGTAGTTTATGTTGGATTTGAAGGCAATACAATTGTTGATGAATTCAAGAATAGAGATAGAGGTATTGAAATTCAAGCTTATAAAAAAATGAGTGTTGCTGTTGTAGGCGCAGTTCATAGTTGGGGAATATACCAGAACAGTGATCTTACTGGAACTGGATTTAGTTCTTTATCATAAGATTAAATTTTAAAGTTTAGAGTAAAAGGAGAGTACCAAAATGGAAATGAGTGAAAAAGTAAAAATAAAGAGTTTTTCGAGTGGAATAGTATGGTTTGGAGTACCTGCAAGGCATGTAAGTTTTAAATTCATGCCTGGCATGGTACGTCAGATTTCCAAAGAGATTATGGATGAAGCTATATACGAAGGCGGAGTTATGAAGTTATTTAAAGAAGGGTTTTTGAAAATTCTTAATGATGTAGAATTTGAAAAACAGCTTATGATAATTGATGAAGATGATCCAAAATCTAATAGGATTGTTGCTGATTTACAGGATATTGAAAAAAAACTTAAAGGTTCTAAATTACAATTAGATAAATTCTTAGAAAATGCTTCACAAAGCACACTGGATGAAACAGTAAATATTGCTAGAAAACAAAAAATGACTGGTATAAATATTGTAAATAGTCTAAAGAAATATTGTGATGTGGATATATTAAAAGCAGTAGCCTTAGAGGAATCTATGGAAGATCCATTATCTGCACAATAAAAGGAGGAATATACTATGATTGCAGCAACAACTGTTTATAGTAAATTCTTAAGTCAAGTAAAAGAATATGATTGGGTGACTGAAGCTGATATTTCAGTTGCCAAGTCTTCTTGGATAAAATTGCTTAATACAGCAATTTTTAATTTTATACGACCTGATATTGACTTAACAATGACTTATAACGAAGAAGAAGAAGAATGGTATTTTGATGAAGATATCACTCAAAATGAAATAGAAGTATTGGCATCAGGGATGCGAAGTACTTGGGTTGCACAACTTCTTGCAGATATAGATAATTTAAGATTAGATTATAATGAGCAAGATTGGAACCAATCATCTAAAGCCAATTATTTAAAGGCTTTAAAAACAACCGTAGATTACTTAGATGCAAAATTTGAAAAAGACCTAAACACATATCATAGAAAAGCTTTTGATTTTGGTACTCTAGTTGGTAAAGACCAATGATTCCAGTAATTGGAGTTAGTATATATAAAGATAAATTAAAAGGTCGAATTTATGGTTTATTATGTGAATATGAAAATAAAGGACAGTGGGAAAAATTTTTAGATACAATTTCTATCGAACTATTAGCTCTAGAAGGTAATTTTGATGAGAAAAAGTATTGGGCTTTATATGGAAAGCTAAGTGCATTAAAATTCTTATCTTACCCATATTTTAGAAAAGTAATTTTCGAATGTCTTAATTTGGTAGGTGATCTCGATGGCTGATAATTATTTTTTCGGAGAATATAAGAGAAAAGTAAATCACTATGGGAAAAATCCACAAGAGCGAATTGAAACTCAAGTCGCTAATCAATTTGAAAAATTTGTAAGTCAATCTCCTAATAAGGAGATTATTTATTTAAGTAATAAAGGATATCCATGCGTTATCCATAAGAATAAAGAAGATGAAAATAAAGTAACACAAAAATTAATGATTTCTAATAATATTACACTATCAGTTGGTAGTATAATTACATGGTTAGATGATAAATGGATAGTATTTGATAAAGTAACACAAACAAAGGATGCTTATCAAATATTTATAATTCTAAAAGTAAATCATTCTGTACAATACATTGATAATCAAGGTGTATTAAATAGTACTGATATGTATGTCTTAGGTGCACGTAATAGTTCTACAAGACTCAATTCTGCAACCAATAATGGCACATATTTTGACAACAATACAGCATTAGTACGCTTTTTAATGACATCATGTAATATTAAGAATAAAAATCGACTTATGATAGAAGATGAGGTTTATGAAATACAACATGTAGATCGTATAACTACCAGTGGTTTGTTATATGTTACTGCTGAGTTAACAGAGTTAGATCCAAATATTGATAGCTCATCTACAGATATTGCAGATAATCATAAACTAAATACTATTACTATTGAAGTAGAAAATGGTTCTGCTATTATAGGTAATGTATCAGATACAGTAGATGTGAATGTGAATATTTACAGAAATGGTAAATTAATAGATAGTGCTTATACTATAAGTATAGCAGATGTATCAATCGCCAGTGTATCTAACGATACTATAACTTTAAATGCAGTTGGAACTACAGTAGGTACTGTTACATTAGATGATAATAATCTAGTAACTGCTACATTTACTATTGAAGCTTTTGCCGCAGAAGTTGTCATTGATGACGGATTAACTTATACTATAGTAGGTGATGCTTATTTACGTAATAGTTTATCAGATACATATACTTTAGTTAAAAAGAATAATGGCGTAATTGAAAGCGTTACTTATTCTATAACATTAGATACAACAGCTTTAGTCGCACTAACGTTAGTTGGTAGCACTTACACTTTAACTGCTGAAGAATATGGCACTGGTGAAGTGACCTTGCGTGCTTTAGTTGACGAAGAAGAAGTTGCAACAAAAGTAATAAATATAGAATCATTATGGTAGGTGGTTGAATGAATAAATATGAAGCTGCTGGTATATCAATGGTTCGTATCAGCAATAGATTATTAACAAATCAAACTCTAATTAGATTATTAAAAGATACTAGTAGAGAAGTATTACAAAATGGAAATACATATAAAATAGAACAAGTATTAGGCACTAATATTATATTAGAGCCTTTTGTTGATGATAGTAAAGATCAAGAATCTAAGGTAGTTGTTAGACTCCCTCAGTTTAATAGATTAGATGATAATACAAATTATCTTTTAAATCTAATAGCATTTGATGTATATTGTCCTAAGGGAACTTGGGGAATAGACGCTAATGCACAAAGACCTTATCTTATTATGAAAGAAATAGACCAAATGTTTGAAGGGTACAAACTAAATGGTATAGGAACAGTTACTTCACAAGGCGCAGAGTTAGTTGTCCCTTATGATGAATTAGCTGGATTCAGTATGGTATATGGATCAATCGAGCAAAATTGATATAAGTAGATTAAAGTTATTACGAGGGTTACCCATTGAATTTGAAGATATTTGTCTTATTCACCCAATGACTTTAAATGATATAGCAATAAAATCATATCAAACAGTTTTTCAGAGTATACATTTATTACTGCTTTCAATAGAGGATTTAAATGAAGATAAGGAAGAACACTTTGATCATATATTTGACTATATTATGTTCTATTGCAAAAATAACATTGTCTTCCTCAATGAATTTACAAAAGCATTATACTTAGTAATTAATGAAAAAATTCGAATAGTAACTGATTTAGGAAGTATAATAATTGGTAAACCCTCTGAAAAGAGAGTAATTACAAAAGATAATTTTAATAATTTTCAAATTATTGTTGCGACACAGAATTGTTTAGATGATAAAGTACGTAAGTTAAATCCTGGAAGTGCAGGCGCTAGAGACCTAGCAGAAAAGTTTAAAGAACGAGAGAGAATTTTAAAAAAACTTAAAAAAAAGAAAAACAACACTACGATGGATTTTGCTGATTTAATTGGTAGTGTTGCAGTAGGTGGAATTGGTATGAATATTAACAATATTTGGGAGACCCCTTATTATGCTTTTTATGACCAATTACAACGTATGCAGATGAAAGAAAATTATCAATCTGCTATTCAAGCAATTTTGGCTGGTGCAAAAATCAGTGAAGATAAAATAAGACATTGGGTTAATAATATCCCAATAAAAGATTAAAAATAGGAGGAAAAAGTTTAATGTCTCAAAATATTTTAACACAATATGGGATTAAAGAAGTAGCTGATGTACAATTTATTGCATTAGCAGCAGACACACGTCTTGGCGTGTCTATCAACGATGTAGTATTATATTTAGATTCTTTGAAAGTATCTACAATTGAAACTACAAGTGAGCAAACAGAAGCCAAGGGTGGAAAAGGCGCTCCACCACTAATCATTTGGGATTATGGTAAAGAAATTACTCTAACTCTACAAGATGCTTTAATGACACCTGCTTCATTAGGAGTTCTATATGGTGCAGCAGCAGTAGAAGCTGGTGATACAGACGGTGTAGTTCGCATGGTTGAAAAGATCACTGTGGCAGCAGGAGATACATGTACTTTCGTAGCTACAAATCCACCACTTGATGGCTCAACAATTAAATTCCATAATTTAACAACTGGTGTTCGTGGATCAATGACGGCAGCTATGTCTACTCAAGTTCTTACTATGGGAACAGATGGTGCTCCAGATGACCTAATGATATTCTTCTGGGATGTTGTTACTGAAGGTACTGAAGGAACTGACTCATATACTATTACTATTGATGCAGCTCATTTCCCAGGAACTTACAAAGTTATCGGTGATACATTGATAAGAAATACTCTTGGTACGGATGAAAAATTCCAACTTGTTATTCCAAGAGCAAAAATAAGTTCTGAAAGTACTCTTACAATGGAGTCTGAAGGTGACGCATCTGTATTTGATATGACTTTACGTGTATTACGTGATGCGAATAATAACATGATGATGTTAATTAAACATGACGTTGTTTAATTGAAAAGAATTGAATGATAAATAAGGGGTTGCTTTCGGGCAACCCTTTTTTTAATTGGAGGAAAAGGAATGGAAATTTCAAGTGATTTTTTCGGGATGAAAGAGTTATACAGTGCTGTGTTTAAAGCTACAGTAAGTATGAGGGTAGGTGAATATGTTTATGAGCCTGGTGAAACAATATTGTCATTTGATGATATACAATTAAGTAATATTAGTGAACCAACAAAAATTGCAACTGCGAGCGGTGGAAAAGGTAATAAGGCACGTATAATGTGGGAAGAACATGATCCTATGCAAATGCAATTTAATAATGGTTTAATTAGTGAAATGGGATTAGTATTTTTAACAAATGCTAAATTATTAGAAAGCCCAACTAATGAAAGTGCTTATTTAAGCAAAAGAGAGGAAATAATTTTAGATGCGAGTGGAGTAGGAACTTTAGACAAAACTTGTATTATAACAGAGCCTCATTTTGTATATGATATAAGTAGTGGGATATCTAAAATTACAGGTACTTTCTCAAGTACTGAAATTGATTGTGGTCTCGCCAATGCAAATAAAGAAGTACTAGTTCATTATACCTACGAATACGAGGGAGACCTTAATGTAGTTGTTATAGATGAAAATAGAATCTCTGAATATTTGTCATTTGAAGGTAGATATTATATTACTCCTGATAGAGGAGTAAATGAAACGGGAATTATTGTTATGCCAAAAGTTAAAATTATAAGTAATTTGAATTTACAATTAGGTAGTAAAGCGACACCAATAATACATGTATTTAATGTGATTGCTATGCCTGGGCGTACACCAAATAGTTCTTCTGCTACCATGGAAATGATGCAATTGCCAGAAGATATAGATAACGATTCTTAATATAAAGGTTGACTTGTTATAAGTCAACCTTTTTTTTTATAGGAGGAAAAGATGAGTAAAGCGAATATGTATTTACATAGTAATGTAGAGAATTATAGAACTTCAGAAAGCACTATGAAATCAGCGGATATTAAAAATAGCGGACTAATAACTATGTTAGATACTAGTATTGCTCGTGCTAGAAACCTAGCTTTTGAATCTGCAAAAGCAATAGGATATAGTTCTCCAATAATTTTCTGCAAAGAATTTAATAATAAATATAGAGATTATGGAGAAATAATTGGTAGTTATGTTAAAAAAGAATTATTAAGTGCTTATGGTGCTAGTGGTTCAGGTAAAAATTTTACAGCGATTAGTGGTGAAACAAAAACCAAAGCTAAAGTAAATATACAAGAAATAATAAAAAAAATAAATACAGGTGTTAATAAAATATCAGATAGAGATCAATTAGTTTTGCAAGAAGCTATACAAACAAGTTTTGCGCATATAAATGGAAAGGAAGGAAAATTATTAGGCAATATGTTATTTGGCAAAAATAATAAAACTCCATCCTATGCAAATTACCAAGGAATTATCGGTGAAATTACAACAGCTATGGTCGGTAATTTTATAAATATGGGTAAAGGTTTAATTAAAAATAAGGTAATAGGTAAATATGATATCACAAGAAAAAATAAAAAGAGTAAAGAAGTAGTTTATTCTAAACATGTAAAAACAGATGTTGCTCTTGGTAGTATTACAATACCAATTACAATAAGTGTTAAAAACGTAAATGTTTCTGGCGACAGTAGTGGTATTAATTTACGTGTTAATAGTCCTGGCAAAGGTAGTATCAGAAAATTTTTATCTACTATTATGGATGATACTAATAGTAGAATAGTAGAAGATGACAGTATTAATAAATTATTATTTGATTTATATAATATTTTGCATTTCGAACAATTTGGCTCTTTTGATTTTAAAAGTAATGTTTTTGAGAAAGCAAACTTAACAAGAGATAAATTTAAAACTTATGAAGATATTATGAAAATTTTAAACTATACTGCGGGATTGTGGATTATGCAAGGAACTGCAAATATCTTTGATAGTTCAATTCCAATGAGTAATCGTTTTCAACTTATTAAATCTGAGTTCCTTGGTCAGAAGTCAAGTAAAACAGCAATGGCAGGATATTTCTTTGTATTAGGCAAAGAAATTGTACCTATATATAGGATATTAGAACATATAAAAAAAGTAGTTAATAAACAAATTAAAACGGGTGTTACAAATACTGGTGGTATTCGTGGTAGTTTTCATAATTCACAAAATATTTTAGGGAAAGCGTTCATGAGTGAAGACCCTGATGCTGGACCAGTTACGAATCTTGCAACTTTAAAAATGCGTGCATATGATAGAACTTTAACACCAGCCCAGAAGCAACAAAAAATTGGTGGACAAACTGATTTATATTCCAATAATATTTATAAATTTGGTGCATCAGCTTTTAAAGCTTATGAACAAAAAATAAGTTTATCAATGAGATTAAAAATGAATGTTACGGAATTTAGTAAATTACTAACATAGGAGGAATAAATGGCAAACAAACATATAATTGACTTTAAAGGTAATTTTGATACAAAAGGCATGTTGAGTACGATTGACCTCTTAGGTAAGAAATTACAAAATTTAAAGATTGGTAATAAAGCAAAAGGTAAATTAAGCCTTGAATTACAAAATGCAACGAAAGATGCACAAGCATTACGTGCAATTCTAAGCCAAGGTATGTCTAGCTTAGCTGACGTAAGTAGAGCAGAAAAAGCATTTAAAAAATATGAAAATTCTATTGGTAAAATACAGAAACAAATGAATAAAATTTCTAAAACTGATTTTATTGAGTATAGTCCAAATGCTAAAACTATTAAAAAATTAAATACTGATTTAACAAAACTTGGTGATAAAAAGAAAGCTATTTTTGAACAACAAAAAAAAGGGTTGTTAAGAAAAGGTGTTGGAGATACTGCTGGTATAGGGGTAAATGCAAATACTGTAAAAGCTTGGAAAGATGCAAAAGCAATTGTAGGTGGTTTACAGGGACAAATAAATCAATTTAAACAAGAGCTTTCTGGTTATGACCAGGCTACATTAGCTTCTATGACAAAAACTGAAGCAGCTATTAAAAATATACAAAATGAAATTAAAGAAACTGGACAAATTACGGAAAAGAATATTGCTGATTTACAAAAACAAGGAGTAAAGGTAGATAAGCGTTTTAAAGATCCAGAGAAAGTAGATACTAAAATTGATGATCGTAAAAGAGATATCGTTGAATATAGAGCAGAATATACTAAATTAACTCAACGGTATGCAGTCGCTACTAAAGCACTAAAAGATTTTAATTTAGCACAAGATAGCACTGCTGATTCCATGAATGAAGTTGAAAAAGAGATCATGGATGTTACAAATAGAATTCAACAACTAGAACAAGAAAGTGTTGATTTAGGCATGGACAATACTAAGGAAATTACAGGTGATTTACAAAAACTTAGTAATGGAGTAAAAGGGTATGGTCATGCAGCTAATGAAACTTCTGAAGAAATTAAACGAGTAAATGAACAACAAGCTAAGTTTGCTAATGCCACAAATACAATTAAACGTATTTTTGGATTTTCACAAGCATATTTATTACTTTCTCGTACTATACGTACAGCTTATAATAATATTAAAGATTTAGATAAAAGTATAACACAAATAGCAATAGTTACTGATATGACTGCAGCGGACTTATGGGATAATATAGGGGCTTATAATAAATTAGCTACTCGTTTAGGTTCGACAGTTGAAGGAGCTTATGCTACTTCAAAACTTTACTATCAACAAGGTAAAGAAACAAATGAAGTTATGCAACTTACAACAGAAACTATTAAAATGGCTAGAATTGCTGGATTAGATTACGCTACTTCAACAAATTATATGACAGCCGCTCTTAATGGTTTTAAATTAGAATTAGAACAAGCTAACATGGTTAATGATATATTCTCTAATCTATCAGCGAACGCTGCTGTTAGTACAGAAGAATTATCTTATTCATTAACTAAAACTGCTTCAATCGCTAAATCAGCTGGTATGGAGATAGCAACAACGTCTGCGTTCTTGGCTGGAATGATTGAGGTAACTCGTGAAGCACCAGAAAATATTGGTACTGCTATGAAAACTATTATAGCTCGTTTCCAACAATTAACTAAGAGTGCTGACGAATTAGAGCCAGTTGATGGTGAAATGGTAGATGTCAACTCCGTTGATAAAGCATTGAAATCAGTTGGTGTATCATTAAGAAATACATCTGGTCAATTTAAGGATTTAGATGATGTTTTCTTAGAACTATCAAAAAAATGGAGTACATTAGATAATATTACTCAAAGATACATAGCGACATCTGCGGCTGGTACTAGACAGCAATCTCGTTTCTTAGCGTTAATGAATGATTATGAACGTACTATGGAACTAGTTGGTTTAGCTGAAAATAGTGCTGGAGCATCTGCAATACAATTTCATAAAACACTAGATAGTTTAGAAAGTAAGATTAATCAACTATCTAACGCATTTCAAGAATTATATTTAAAGATTGCCAATGCCGAAACTTTTAAGTTTATAATTGATTCTTTAAGTGCAATTTTAGGTTTCTTGAATCAGATGCCACTTCCTATTAGTGCATTATTATTAGTCTTTGGTTCGTCAATGATTAAGAATTTTGTTGTAGGAATTATACGAGGTGTACAAAGTGGAATGTCTGCTATAGCACCAGTGGCAGCTAAAGCCCAAGATAAAAGTGATGCTATAGCTAAAAGTAAATTTAGAAGATTAATAGGATGGTTTAAAAGATATGCTAAACGTAATCCTGTTGAAATACAAACAGAATTTGAAAAGAATCAATTAAAAAGTAAAAAAAATGCTAAGGGTTTATCTGGTGCTGCAGGTAATGCCGCTGGTAAATTTATTGGAAAATTTACTAGCTTGCTATCTAAAGCTTCTATATGGATTGGAGTTGCAACTGCATTAATTGGTGCAATTTCTTTTGTTATAAAAATAGCTGAGCATAGAGCAGAAAAAGCAGCAAAAAGATTACAGGAATCACAGGCTAAACTTGAGATATCTAAAAAGGAACTAGGTGAAATTAATTCTCTTGAAATGGCTTATAATAATTTAATTAAAGCACAAGATGGAAGTAATGAAAAAAAAGAAGAGCTAGTTACATTAATTGATGAAATAACTACTAAGTATCCTACTTTAATTCAATATTTAGATGAAGATGCACGATTAGCTGGACATGCTGCAGATGCATGGGAAAGGTTAAATGAAGCAAAAGAACAAGAAACTTTAAAACAAGCAAGTGTAACAAATATTGATCGTATAGATAGTTTAGGAAAAGAAGCTAAGAGCACTAGACAAGATTACAATATAGGAAGTAATAAAATTGAGATAAAGTTTGGTACTTTTGGTGATTATGAGCAAAAAATAGTTGATAACTTAGAATTGATAGAAGCGGCTGGTCGAAGTGACAATAGAACAGAGGACATTCAAAAAGTACTTGGTTCTACAGCTGACATTAGAGAGAATCCATATGATGACACTAAGCAGCAACTAATACAAAAAAATTCAGAAGGCGCTATTATAAGAATTACAAATTTAACTGATGCAGGATTGAAGTCTTATAGAGAACTTAGTGAATTATATAGTGATCGTCAAAAAGAGCTAGGAATTGAAAAGCAACAAATGGATAATGCTTTAATGACTAGTATGGGAGACGCAGTTAGTCTAGCTTTTTCAAATAATAAAGATGTTGAAGAATTTGCAGATTTAAAAGGACTAGAAGATATATTCACTAATATTTTATCTACTAATTTACAAGATGAAATTGGGGATAAACGCATTAATGGTAATAAAGCTAAAAGAATAACTGAACGTAACCAAAAGGCTGCAGAAGGTAATATAGTAGATTTAAGTAGGGATTTAACAGGAATATTAGAGCAAAGCAATATATCTAAAGGTGAGGAACAGGATCTTTATAAAGTTCTTGCTGGAAATTATAATCAACTTACTAAAGAAAGTATTGATGGTTTATTAGGACAAATAGATAGTACAAATAATGAATTATTAAATGCTGCATTGATTCAACTAAATTTAGAAGTTGAAGCTAAATTTAAAGAACAAGATGCTATGCAAAAAATAATTAGTGATCTATTAGGTTCTGATGAAATTTTAGAATTGCCTATGGAATTAACGTTAGATGAAAGAAGCACCCTAGTTGGAAAACAAGGTGATATTCTTGATGCGTTTACTGAAGAGAATCAGGAGGCTGGAGCTAAAGCAGCAAAAGCATACTTAGAAGGATATCTAACATTAATAAGAAGTTCAGAAGGTGAGAAAAATAAAGATGCTATAAATGATATCTTTTTGAATATAGATCCAACAGATGTTTTTGCTGTAACTGAAGCACAATCTAAGTTAACTCAATTATTAGGTGAAGATCTTACAGCTTTAGTATTTGATGATTATTTAGATAAAATAGATTTAGCAGTAAGAGATACTAAAACTCTAGAAGAAGGGTTAACAAAAAGTAGAGAACTATTAAAAACTAGTGTAGAACTTCAGGAACGTAATACAACAGGAAGTTTAACTATTGGTGATAGAACTACATTAACTGATACTGGATTAGTAACAGAAGAAGATTTTAGAATGACTATAAATGGATATGAATTAGTTGGACAATCAATTGATATGCTAATGGCTAAATATAGTCAACTTGAAAATCAGAAAAGACAATATATGATAACTGAACAAGAAGAGACTGTAGCTAATTTAGAAAAAGAAATAGATATACTTGATGGGGCAACCGAAGAGGATCATGAAACATTTGCTAAAAGTGATGTAGGTTCTAGTTTAATATTAGTACTCGAACAGGCAAAGAATGAATTAGGGTTTATGGTTGAAGAAGCAAAAGTATTTAATGATACAATGAATTTTGAAATCTTTGATCCATTTAAAGTTATTCAAAGCTCTATTGATGATTATTCTAAAAGTCTAGAAAAAGTTACTAAATTACAAGAAATATCAAATTCTAAAAATGTTCTTGGTGCAAAAGCAGCATTAGAATATGCACAGGAATATCCTGGGATATTAAAAAATGCTAAAAAGACTGCCGATGGACAAATTAAATTAGATGAAGCAGTTGTTAAATCTTTCATGAATGGTGAAGAAATAAAAAGTGATGCGGCTATAGAAAGTGCAATTATAGAATTAAAGGCTAGACGTGCTGTATTAGTTGGTCAATATGAAGCAATAAAAGCAGAATTAACAAATAGTAGATTAACTGGAAATGAAAAGGCAAAGATGGCTACAGCGCTAGCCGAACATGAAGTTACAGTAGCTAATGCAAAAACTGCTATATTAAAAGAATTAGATGAAGCGGGGATAGCGAATCAAGATGAGTATTTACAAGCTTATTTAGATAAATTAGATAACGAAAATACTAATTTAGAAATCTCTACTAATAACCGTTTGGATGCTGATGTTTTAGCAACTAAAACTGCTTTAGCAAATGCTAAGAAAGTAGTAGCTGGATATTATAGCATAGCAAGATCAGCTAATATAGCTGCAAGACAAATTGTTGCAATGCAAGATGGTACAGTTATCTCACTTCCTGCACAACCTAGGTTTGACGGCTCTGCTATAGATGAATCTTGGTCTGCTTCTGGAGGATATGTCGGTACACCACTTGAAGGATTATTTGGCGAATCTGTAACAATTGATGATTCACTTTTTGCTCTAGCGATTAAAGAGTTGGGTGGAATAGGTGAGGCAATAGGTAGTATCAATGGTCAAATGCTTGCTTTACAAGCACTAAAAGAACTAGACCTTAGCGATTTAACAAAGGAAGGTTCTGGTAGTGGAGGCTCAGATGCTGCTAAAGAATATTTATTAGAATTAGATAAATGGTTTAATTATTTAAAACGTATTGCCACATTAGAACAAGAGATTAGTAATTTACAGGCTAAACGTAAAAATATTAGTGGTGGTCGTGCTTATGCTGCTTCTTTACTTGAAGAGAATATTCGTCTTCAAGAACAAGAAAAACTAAAACGTGAACTTCTTGAAGCACAACAAGAATATCTAAAAAATTTAAAAGGTGAATTAAATGCAGAGTATGGTAGATACTTATACTTTGTAGGTGATACATTACAAATAGATTATGATGCAATTATGGAAGCAACTGGCGGTAATCAAGAACTTGGTGATGGTATACAAAAAGCAATAGATGAGTATGTAGAATTATTTGATTCTGTTAGTGAACTATCAGATGCATTAGAAGATTTAATTAATCAACAAGCAGCTAACTTGCAAGAGCTAACTGAAATGCAAATTGAGGCAGAGCAACAAGTATTATCTGCTTTAAAAGATGCAGAGCAAGAAAAAATTAAAATTCTTGAAAAAGAATTAGCTATGCGCGAAGAATCAAATGAGAAATATCTAAGTTCATTAGAATCCTCTTTAGAAAAAGAGCAAAATATGAGAAGTAAACAACGTTCTCAAGATGAGCAAAATGATTTAGAAAAACGCCTAGCATTATTAAAAAGAGATACCTCTGGTAAATATGCAAAAGAGGTTGCTGATTTAGAACAACAATTAAAGGACAAGCAGGAAGAGCTTAGCGATACAACTAGACAAGATGAAATAGATCGTATTCGTGAAGCTTCTAGTGCGGAACAGGATGCTATTCAAGATCAAATAGACCAATTGGAAGAATTACGTGGTTTAAAAGAAGATAATATGGAATTATATTGGAATGAAGTTTATAATTTAATGACTCAAACTGATGAAATGATTTTAGACTTTATTAAAACTAATTCTCAAGAATACTTGGAGTTAAGTGCTAAACAGCAAGAAGAGTATTTAAAAAATCTACGCAAGACAATTGAAGCAGCTAAAGCACTTATGGATGGCACTGCATTTGATGATGCAGAAAAAAATGCCAAAGATAAAAACGACCCTCGCGATGAATCTAATGATCCTAGTATTATTGTTGATCCACCTGCTACTGGTGGAAGACCCTCTGGTGAAGGACAAGTATCATCATTGAGTGGATTGATTAAGTCAGGTCAAAAAGGTGCTAGTGTAACAGCATTACAAAAAGCATTAATAGCACTAGGTTATGACTTACCTCGTTATGGTGCAGATGGTGATTTTGGTAGTGAAACATTAGGTTCAGTTAAACGATTCCAAAGAGACAATAATGTTTCGGCAGATGGAATAGTTGGTCCTAACACTAAAGAAAAATTTAAGATATATGGATATAAAGAAGGTGGTTTAGTAGATAAAACTGGATTTGCTATGTTGCATGGAACTAAAGATAAACCTGAGACAGTACTTAATTCACGAGAAACAAGTATTTTTCAGAAATTTGTTGAATGGTTACGTAGTTTTGGCACAAAAGGAATAGAGGACATAAAAACAGATTTATCACCGCAAAATGCAATAGGATATGATTCTACTAATATAGATTATTTAAATGGTCAGGCTTTAGATAAACAAGGTCAATTATTTGAACAATTAGCAAACGCTACCAAATATTTAGCAAATGCGAAAAATATTGGTGGAACAACATTAGACATAGATATTATATTTGAAAATGCAAATATTGCAAATGATTATGATGTTGAAAATATAACAGACAAGCTAAAAGAAACTTTATTAGAAGTTGCTGAAAGCACTGGTAATCGAGTAGTTACTCGTAGCTTATAGGAGGGAAGAATGGATTTAACAGGAATTCAAAATCAAGAATTTATTGATTTCTCTTTTGATGAACGTAGTATTACTGAATTTGGTTTGGCGGGTATCTTAAATGGTAGTCGCCTACCTTTTATAATTACACCGCAATTTACCAATATAGCAACTCAAATTGCTGGTAAAAATGAAAGTGAATATTGGGGTAGTACAATAAAGGAACAAACGTTTCAAATCAAAATAGGAACAGATGGCATGACTGGATTACAATTATCTGATTTTATACAGCATTTTAGTGTTGGTAAGGTAGGTAAATTAACTTTTTATGAAACTGATTATAAATATTATTATGTTGTATTAGCTAATAAAATACAAGGTACATTTACGCCATTTGATACGGAAACTACTATTGGTGCTAGAACATTTGATGAGGTCAAATACGCTGGTGATATGACATTAAACTTTATTGCATATGATCCTAAAGCCTATACTGATTATAGCTACTTTGCAGATGATAATGTATTAGCGGATAGAAGTTGGTTTTTACAATCTCGCATACCATTATTAACTTGGTTGCCAGCAAATGTATTTATACCCGAAGGGAATTTTGTGAGTCAGGTTAAAAATTTAGACCCAGTTAATACTACTAGTTTTATTATGTATAATGCGGGTACTAATATAGCAAAAGCAAATCTACAATTCACTTTAACACCTAGCTTTACTGACCACGTATTAACATGGACAGATTATACAATTACAAATGATAAAAATAGTAAAGAAATTATTTTAAGTCAGCCACGTATATTCACGGATGCTGACTATGCACTAGATATATTAGGAAATTATACTGATGTGACATGGGATGCAAACAAAGATGCTGTAATGGACGATCTAAGAGAAAACCTAGACTCTGAAGTAAAAGAATCAATATTATTAATAGTTAATGCAACTGTCACAGGTGATTTTTCATATGATGATAAGTTAGATAGTATAGAAGCTTTAGTAACAACAACATGGACTATATTATTAGATAGTAATAACATAGAATGTACAATGGAAGGGACAACACCTAGAATTGCAGATGATATAGATACAGAAATAGTTGCTGCAACGGCGGTATCTGCTTTGATTAGTGATGTACATAATGGTGAATTCCTACTTCTTGATACAGGATTGGGATATTATGACAATAGCGGCTATGAATTAGATACACAAGAATTTACATGTGATCGTACTCTTAATGCTTTAGAAATCACATATCAATATAGTTATATATAAAAGGAGGGAACATGGAGAAACGTAGATATGAAATATCACTTTGGACTCATGAAGATATATTACTTCATGTTTTAGGAAATTCTGAAATAGAGTTCAAAGGACAAATTACAAATCCAATTTTAACAAATAATATAAATGGTCAAATTAAATTTGCTTTTAGTATACCATTAAAATATTATGATAATACAACACAAGATTTTATTGAAAACCCACTATGGTATAGTAAAACTGATGAATTACGTCAGCTACTTAATGAACAAAAAATTAAAGTTATTTATGACAAGTCAACCTCTACACAGGAAATCTTTGAATTCGTCGTTTCTAAAATTTCAGAAGAGCGTAAGAATTTACAATTAATTATGAAGGTAGAGTGTGAAAGTCTAGCTGTTTACGAACTAAGTAAAATTGGCAAACAATTAACTTTAAATGAAGATATATTATTATTAGAAGAAGAAGAAACTGAATCTACAATTACTCCAAATATTAATTTTTGGTTAGACCGTGTATTTCCCACTGGTGACAAATGGTCTTATAGTGTCGATATAAGTAATCTCAATGGAGATGACGACGTTATTTATGAGAAGACCTATAACACCAGCTGGGTTCTAGATGGCGATGAGTATATTTCAGGAGGACAGTCTTCTCTAATTCAGAAAGAAAGATTCTTACAAATATCGAATAGTAATAAATATAATATTACACAAGATATTGCTGAGGCTTTTCAAGTATTTCCTCAATATATTTATAAATATGAAAATACGAATAAACCTTTCTTTATAACAGGAAGAGAGGTTATTTATAAAATAGATAATTTAACAGATAGTGAATTAGAAATTAATTATCGTTCTAATTTGAAAAGTCTATCTAAAACAATTGAATCAAAAAACTTAATTACAAAAATGTATGTTGAACCTATAGAGAGTCAATATGCAGATGATGGATATATTGCTATAGCAAATGCAGATGCAAACTTAAATGCTGATAACTTCATTTTGAATTTTGATTATTTATATGAAACAGGATTGTTATCTTATGAAAAATATAGTAATGTAATTGTTTTTGAGACTGCTTTACGTACTAAGAATTTAGCTATTGCTACGAACTTAAATAATTATTATGACGTAGATAATACTAGAATAAAAAAAGAAACTGAATTAGCTAGTTTGCAAGATAGAAGGGTTGCCGCACAAGATGTTATAAATGATTCAAATGATAAAGTAGCAACAATAGATGCATCTTTAGATACTCATATTTTAACACAAACAAAAGAGTTAGTTCAGGTTAAATCAGAAGATGGTACTTTATATGTAGAACCTATAAAACAAGGCGCTATAAATGATACTGTTACAATAGAAGAAGGCACAATTAATACTGGTTTTAAAATATTAGATGAATATGGTTATATATTAAAAATAGGTGTTGCTGGAGTATCAGAAGATGATTATGTACATTTAACTTACACATATGACTTATTTTCTTATTATAATAATCAATTAACAACTTATACTGACTTATTAGAATCTTTAATAACTCAAATAGAAACAGTTAATATCATATTAGGCGATACAACAGATTCTGCCGCAGTTGATGGTGAAGTCTATGCTAAAATCAAATATTATGATGCTGAGTACGACACTCTAATTTCAGAGAAAGAAACACTTATTACTGCTTTTGATAATGACATGGGTTATTATCTAAAGGAAGGTTCATGGCAGAGTAGTGATTATAGTGTGAGCCCAGTAAATAATAGTGACACTATTGCCGCATTAGAAGATACTAATGTTTTGCTTGGAGAGTTTGAACCATTTTACTATAGTGGTGTTGAATTAACACAAGTATATTATCCTTATATCTCTCTCGATGGTATGTTTGTAGATGATATATTCGATCCTGAAGATTTAATAATCACTGATACTTGGACAGATATTGATGGGGTAGAGCATGTAAAAACATTTTTATTTGATGCTCATTATAAAGTTTGCATTAAATATCATGCAGTACAATCTTACCCTATTGTAGTATTATTAGATAAGAATTTAACATTAACAGACCATGTATTTAAAATTGGTGATACAAATGTTAATTCTGCGGTAACAATTGCTCCAACTACAGCTTATACATTAAATACAAAACGTATTTTAATTAGTGATACCAATATCATTTCTTCCTCAATTACTGTAGAGCATAATGATGTTTTGAATACTGATACAGTTAGTGAATTTAATGATTATAATATTAGTCGTGTGGATGGTGGCTTTTATGTCACATTAAAAATTAATAATAATGTTACTTATGTAGATAATACATATGATGTAACTTATAAAACTAATCGTGCTGTTACACAATTTTACTTAGATGCTGTAGATGTAATGTTAAATTCTTCAGTACCTAATGTAAGTTATAAAGTAGATGTGCATGATATTTCTAGCTTTACAGACAAAGAACATTACACTCCTTCAGTTGGGCAGATAGTTAGAATAAACGATAATGAATTGCATTTTAATGGAGTTAAAGGTTTAATTTCATCAATACAAAGCAATTTAGATTCACCTAAAGATACAAAAATAACGATACAAAATTATAAAACAAAGTTTGAAGATTTATTTAAACGTATGGTTGCCGCTGGTGAGACAATTAAAACTAGAGGGTCATCTTATGAGAGAGCGGCTACTGCCATTACACCATTGCATCAAATTGATACTTCTATTTTACAAGCTAGTTTAGATGAAAATGATATAGCTTTTAGAACAGGTATTGCTTCTAATATGTCAATGGATAATGATGGTCTTCAAATTGAGAATACTTATCCTTATGCGAATGGTGTCACAGGTATGGTTTCGATTATTGGTGGAGGTATCTTTTTATCAGATAGTATAGATGTCGAAACAGGTAATCGTATATGGCATACAGGCGTTACTCCTAAAGGTATTAATGCTTCTCTTATGACATTAGGACAACTAGATGTTAGTAAAGTAAATATTTATTCTGGGAATCAAGTAAGATTTACTTGGAATGATGAAGGATTATTTGCTTTCGCTCAGACTGCGGGTGGAGATACTGATTTTACTAAATGGATTAAGTTTAATGAAGAAGGGTTAGGTTTCTCAAGAAGTGTAGATGTTGGTGGAGATCCAGTTTATGATTTAAAATTAGATTGGGATGGATTAACATTAGGCTTTCAAGGAGATGTAGTACAATTAAGTTCGACAGATGGACTTATGATATATAAAGATGATGAATTAAGATTACAAATTGGACAATTTGATGTTGATGCTGTTACTTATTATGGTATGCAACTTTTAGATGAGAATGGGGATATTACCTTAAGATCTACTAGTGATGGTAATTTATTACTTTCTCAAACAATACAAGTAGGAACTGATGATAATAATGCTGGTTTAACAGGGGCGGGTGCAGAAGATGAATCTATACGATTATGGGTTGGTGCCAGTTATGTAGGAGAAGAATATGATTATACAGATTCTCCATTTATTGTTAAACAAGATGGTAGTTTAATAGCTAGTAATGCTATTATTACTGGTAGTATCACTGCAACTGATGGTACTTTTAATGGTATTATACATGCAAATAGTGGTTCTATAGAAGAAATTTTAACTATAGGAGTTAATGGATATATTGGCTTTTATGGTGGTACAATTGAAACTGATTTGGAAGAAGAAGTTGTAATATGGGCTGGTGCTCCAAATGAAAATGATGTATATGATAAAACTTCTGCTGCTTTACAAATTACAGGTGGCGGATTATTAACTGCAAATAATGTTGATATTACAGGTAATATTAATGTTATAAGTGGTACATTAACAGAATTATTTATTGGTGAAGAATATCAAGCTGGATTAGTTTATAATGATGAAAATACAATAGTATTTTGGATTAATGGTATTGAGCCAGTAGCACCTGCTTTATTCGATCCTACAACAAGTAAATTTTATATTAATAAACAAGGAAAGATCTTTAGTAGTTCTATAGAATTAGATGAAAATGCTTGGATATATGGTAATATGTATCTTGGAGAACAAATTTCTGGTAGCTATTATAACACAGGTCTAATTGGGCAAGATAGTATTTTCTTAGATCCTATAACGGGTGCAAATTTAAGATTATGGTCTGGTGCTTCAGATAGTAATTATAATACAGCAGATTTTAGATTATATGATGATGGAATGTTATATACTAATAGTTTAGTTTTAACAGGAGCATTAGAAGCTGATAGTGCTGCATTAACAGGTTCATTATCGGTGGGTGATATTACTATTGCTAATGCTGGAGGAGATACTTTAGGATATATTGGTTCTACTAATTATATTTCAAATGTGTCTGGATGGCGTATAAGTGCTGATGGTAGTACTGAATTTAGTAATGCAACAATACGTGGTGAACTAAAAGCTGCAGTATTTGAATATGAAAAAATAAATTCGATTGGTGGTGAATTATATGTATCACCAGCTTTTATAGTTCAAAATAATGTATTAATTATAAACAATGAATTAATTATAGAATTAGCTAATACAAATAATTCTTTATGGACTACTGATGCACAAGTTAAAATACAAGCAATATTACAAGATACTTTATCAGTAATAACTGAAGAAATTTTAGATGGTATTATTATAAATAAAAATGATACAGAAGGAACTATTACTATTTCATTAAGTACGACTGAAGATTATGATAGTTATTATCTATTACAAAATTCAATGGTCGTTAATGCTGGTCAAACAGGTAGTTGTGGAATCAGACTTTCTGCAGAAGATGCTAATGGGCCATTTATTGATATCTTCGAAACACAAGATACTAATTCAATAACACGTTTAGGAAACCTATCTGGTATTGTAGATAGTATTAATGGATTTGGTACTTTAAGTGGATATGGATTATATAGTGATAGTGTATATTTAAAAGGTAAATTATATTTACCAAATGCGGGAATGACTGATGATGGAGATACAGATAGCGATATCCGTATTTGGGCAGGAACAAATCCTGATAATAAAGAAAATGCTCCATTTAGAATAACACAAGGTGGAGATTTATATGCTTCTAGTGGAACTTTCTCTGGTAGTATACATGCTACAGAAGATAGTACCTTTTCTGGTACTTTAGCAATAGCTGGGTTGATTATTGATAGAGATGATGATAGTGGTACTGGAATAGATGATAATATACCACAAAAATTTTATAGTGCTTTTCAATCTGATGGTGAAGCTGCTGATAGTAATAATCCTGAAGTAGAAGGTTTAAGTGTAAAATTAAGTGATTTAATTAGTGTTTCAGATGAAGATGGATTTAGTTTATTCCATGGTGGATTGAGAGTATTTCCAAATGCTACTTCTGAAATAGTTGGACCAGATACTGTCTATACAAGAGATAGTTTTCCATATTTATCAACTGTTAATTCTGGAAAAAGAATGACTGTTGATAATCTTCATATAATGTTATATGGTGATACGCTTTCTCAAGGGATGATAATTACTGGTGAATCAATAAGTTTTACAAAACCAACAATTAAAAGTGCTTCAGAAGATTATCTATTATTTGAATCTTCAGCTTATACACAAGATGTATTAAGTGGAATAAATATTGCTAATAATGGTGTATATGATTATTTAAGAATACATATTAGTAATAGTGGCAATAATGTTATTGTATTTGAAGACAGCGAAGATACTCATAGTGTTAAAGTTGGAATAAATATAGAAGAACCTACTAGTGCACTTGAAGTTGGCGGTAGTATAACAATAAATAAAAAAGAAGGATCTTCGTTACAAGTAGGATTGATACTTGGAGATGTAAAGGTTATTGAAGTAGGAACGAAAGGAGCGGACGATTACGGAATTGATATCGTAATATAGGAGGAATAATGACAGGATGGACATATAAATATGCTACTGGTATAGGAGTATATAGAAATAGTAGTTGGAGAAGTGGTTTTAATGAAGAACCAATACAAGGTAGTTATGATGGTGTAGATTCATTACAAACTGGTTGTATGTGGTTTGATTTAGCAGATATTCGCTCTAGTTTAAGTGATAAAATTATCACTGGTGTAAGTCTTGCTTGTGCAAGAACTGCCGCAGGTCAAGGTTCTAATACGAATTTATATGTATATGGTTTATTAACAGCTCCTGGTGTTACTCCTTCATTAGGAAATTTGTATGGTACTTTTTCTTTACCATATAGTGGTAATAGACAACATAATGCTTTAACTAATGGCATATTAACGGATATTTTAAATAATAGTAATTTAACAGGGTTTGCTATATATACATCTAGCTATGCCTATGTTAATTATACACGATTAGAAGGCACAAATAATCCTAGTCAAGAACCAATTTTATATATATATTATAGAGATGCTATAACAATACCAACATTTGAAGAAACAGACGTTGTAACAGTTGATGTAGATAATGAAATAGATAAAAATGGTTTAATTATTAATGATAGTGTTGAAGATATAAATTTATCATTCCCAGAACCTTTTATAGAACTTAATACAGTAGATGAATATTATATATATGAAAAAATAAATGATGGTATTTATACATTGCGTGATACTGTCGAGACAAATGCAGCAGTTATACCTAACACTTATTCTGAAGGGGATGTAGTACAATATAAAGTAAGAGCTAATTCTGCAATAGGTGGAGATTCTAATATAGATATATATTCTGTAGCACATACTATTAATGAAGTTCCTGTTTTACAAGGGACTGTAACACCAACTGGTATAGTTGTAAGTACAGCAGATGAAATTACTATAGATTGGCCTGTAGCTACTCACGATGGTAGTTTTCCAACTGGTACGTCTGAAGTTTCATATATATTGAAAGGATATAAAAATGCTAGAGATAGTTTAGTAATAGATGAAGTATTAACAACAAATACATATGATTTTGATTCTTCTAGTTTTGTAGAAGGAGATAGTTTAATATATGATATATATGCAACAGATGATTGGGGAAATTCAGAAACATTAACTGATGAAGTTCAAAAAAATACTTTGCCAGTTATAACTGAAATATTA